GCGGTGGCGAACGTCTATTTACAGTGGCGCAACCGATACCTGTAAGGATCTGACTGATGGCTCTGAACCTCGGACCCTACAGCGACACGATCACGCACGAGAAAAGACCGTCCGATGTCAAGATCGGCGCGATCTCCGCACCCACGGCAGACTCTACGCAGCGCGGGACAGCCATCACGCTGACGTTCACGCTGCAGAGCGACGAGGTCTCTACCGGCTCGATCGCCGTCTACTACACTACCGACGGCGACTCCTGGGCGGCGGCAACAGTAGCCGGGGATACCACGGCTTTGACGGCCTCGGCTTCCGGGACAAGCCACAGCGTAACCTGGGACTCCGTCACAGATCTGGGCAGCAACGACAGTTGGGACTTTGTGCAACTGGCGATCGTGGCCGACGATGCCTCCGGAGGCGGGGGAAGTGACGACCGATATGCCCGGTCTCCTGCATTCAAGGTCAACAACCTGCCGACGGCCCCGACGATCACCAGCCCCACGGACGGGTCTTTTGCCGAATCCCTCACGAAAAACGTGGAGTTTACGCTTGGCTCGCAAGACCCGGGGGCGGACAAGATCTTTCCCTACCTGCAGGCCGACATCACCACCGATTTTGACTCTGCGCAGCTCGTCACAAAGGACAGCCAGGACGGCTCTACCCATGACCAGTTCGACCACTACATCGACACAGCGACCGACAAGCCCATCCCTGGATATCTCGTCAGAGATGTGTCGGTCTCCGGATCTACAGCCCTGACCTTCTCGGCGCTTACCGACACATTCACGGGCTCCACGGTCCCGACGAACATCACAAATGCCCGTGTCATCCCCATACCCAAGACGGACCGGCAGGTGTTCGTCACGGCCGTGAGTGCCACGGGCTGCACGGTGGAGGACAGCGCGGCCGGGGCTGCAGCGGCGACCATCGACCTGTTCATTCTGGACGACCCCACGACCGACTTCTATGTGAAGTCTGGAGTTTCTGTGACCTCCGCGAGCTCCACGGCCGTCACGTTCGCCTCGATGGGCAACGACGATTTTTCCCAGGACATTCCAGACACGTTCGGTGCGGCCCCGAGAATCCTGGTGGTCGACGAGGTAGACCGGTTCTCGATCCTGGTCAGTGTGACCGTGGACACTGTGACCCTGAAGAAGTCTGCGGCTGGAGCCACAGCGAACGGCAGTGTGACGCTATACATCCTCAAGACCAACAGTGACATCTACCAGGACGACGCTGTAGCAGCCACGAACACAACAGCGACCGCGAAGGAGTACGCCGACCTGTCGGATGGGGGAGCCCTGCCCTCCTACATCGCGGGGGCGATTCCGTTCCTGTGCGAGAACGTCAACGACCGGGCGGTGTTCATCAGTGAGCCGGTTGGCGACCAGGTGAAGGTTGCAAAGTCTGTAGCTGGGGCGGTAGCAGATGCGCAGGTGGATTACAACATCTGGACGGTCAATAGCGTAGCATTCTGGCAGCCGATGAGCCCGAACGGCATCCCGAGCGGGTACGAGGGCGAGAACGCGAGATTCCGGCCCGAGGCCGGCGACTTTGAGGAGGGCACCTGGGAGCTGCGGGTGGCCTGTGGAAATGTAGCGTAAAGGAGAAGAGCAATGGCTTGGTATATCGACGAGGCCACTGAGATCACGGGCGGGCTGACAATGTCGAATGCTGCCGGTGCTGCGGTCATGGACGAGGCGGCAACGGCGACGAATCCGACTCTGATACCCAACAAAGCAGAAACGGACACAGGCTTCGGCTGGGCGGCAGCAGATACGCTTACGGCAGTGACAGGTGGCACCGAAGCCCTCCGCATCGACTCGTCGCAGAACGCAGGTTTCGGCGCAACGCCAAACGCTTGGTATACGGCAGGTAGTTATTCTGCTGTCGAACTGAACTCTGCGCTTGGACTGTTTTCAACATCAAGTGGAGCTGATAATGCGGCTGGCATGGTGAGGAACGGGTTTATAAATACTTCTGGCGATTGGACGTATGTAAACAACGACGAGGCGCAATACATTTCACTGACTGGCGGCGGTAACATTGAGTTTAATACAGCCACTGCTAGTACTGGAACGATAGCGTGGGGCACGGCGAAGTTCACCATCTCCAACACCGGCCCACTCTACATCAACGAATCCGCCAACACCTTTGCCGCTGGGCCATCGCTGACGATACAGCAGGGGGCAAATGACGATGAGGCGCAAGCCTGGAAATCGTCAGATGTTAGCCACCCTTTTACGGACATTTCTGAGGCAGATACGTACGGCACTGTTTCAAAGAATGAGGCAACGGGCGGTGGCTTAATGTTCGAAGGTTACAAAGATACTGACGGAGCCGGTCAAGGAGCAGTGGTTATTTCTGGAAGCTGTGGAACAACGCCGATTACAACAAAAACAACATCTGGGTTCGGAGTTGTGAATATCCGTGCATACTCGTCTACTGCGGCCACACGAACGTATGTGGGAGCAGATGGAAACTTGTGTTCCATCGTCAACGGCAATGATGCCGTGAGGTTTATTTTTGACGCTGAAGGATCTGGACACGCAGATGTCGAGTGGGTGGCGTTTGATGCTGAAGATGACTTCCAACTCGTAAAGGATGTGGAGGCCAACTTCGTGCCAGAAATCTTTGGCGAGGCTGTGCAGTATAAAGAAAATGATCTTGTTAGACTCGGCCTATTTGGAAAAGACAGCATTAGACGAGAGCCGAATGGCAAGATGCGAGGGATGATGAACTGGACACGGATGTCGATGCTCCACCACGGCACGATACACAAGCTGGTGGTGGCATACGAGGATGTGGTCAAACGCCTTGAACTCGCAGAATCCAAACTGAAAGCACTTGCAGTGTAAGGAGGAACCGTGGCAATCCAACATAGGGCAGTGATCGTCGGTGGCATTGAGGTGCTTGATGCATATACCCGCACTAGGGCCGTGAACGTCATCAGAAAGGACCGCGTGGGGGGGGCAGGCATCTATGCCACGTATGAGTGCGAAACCTTCAAAGACGCCGCAGCGGCCGAGTCTGGAACGCCCCTTCCGCTGGAGGGCGGCAACCTTGGGGGAAAGATCAGGAACATCGAGGCTCTGGACGGCTTGACAGGCAATTTCGCCGCAGATGCGTTCGGCGTGCTGTATGAAGACGCCAAAACAGAGGTCGTTGAGCGGGGCTGGGAGGTCAGCACCGAGGATGTCGAGGACGTATAACCATGACACCGAGAGAGATCGCCAAGGACGAGGCCGAGCTCAAGGCCGAACTGCTGACAGTCTACCAGCAGATCGACAGCTTGCAGGAGGTGCGTAAGAAAATTGAGGCATCGCTGCAGTATTTAGGCCTGAAGCGGCAGCAGACGAAGCCAGCAGAGCCAGAGGCGAAAGATCGGCCTGTGAAGGCTGAGCCCAGGAAAGGCAAGTAGGTCGCCCGTCACAGGAGATTGGCCCATGATACCGATCGCCGGAGCGCTCGCGACGAAGGTCCTGGACGTGCTGTGGAAACGCAGCAGGAAGCGCAAGGTCGCCACGATCCTGGCGGGCATCCTTGCTACGGTCCTAGCCGGCTGGGGGCTAAGTCCTGACCTTGCCCAGCAGGTGGCCGATCTTGTTGTCGCGCTCCTGGCGGGGTAGGCATTCGGCAATGCCCGACAGATTTCCAGGCTGTGAGCGCATAGAGTACCACATCCGACCGATCAACAGGCCCGACAATAGACCGCAGTGGAAGGAGAGGCCCGTGACCACAGCACGCGACTGGCTTATGCGCGGTGCCATCGCTCTTGCAATTGCCCTCGTCGGGGGCATCGCCGGCGGCCTGTTTGGCAACTTTGTCGAGGGGGCAGTCAGAAGCTCCGAGATTACTGCCCTCAAAGTGGAGGCGGCCATTGCGCGGACCGAACGCAAGGAGGCCGCGGCCGACAGGGCTGCCCTGCGCCGGGAGGTTGCCGCAACGATGCAGGCTATACTGACGAGCGTCGGTGAGCTGCGTGGCGAGATCACTGGGCTGACCTCCGCGATTGACAGGATGAGCCGCAAATGATAGGCGCGCTGTTCGGGCTGTGGCGGCGCCTCACACAGCGGCCACAGGGGCCCGTCACGGCCCTGTTCGAGCCGCCCGCCTTAACACCCGCAACCAATGCCGATCGCACAGAGGCGCCTATGCTATCGCAGCCTGACACGCGCTACCGACTGATGGCCGACAGCCTGCAGCAGGCACGCCGCCGCGTGGGCGTCCGGGAAGTGCCGCCAGACAGCAACCGAGGGCCAGCAGTGGAGCTCTACCAGGCCAGCGTCGGCATCACACCCGGAAAGCCTTGGTGCGCCGCGTTCGTCTGGTATTGCGTAGAGGCGGCCTGGCGCGAGATCAACGGCACAGAGCAGAGCTTGCCTGTGCCACTGAAGCGCACCGGCTGGTCACACGCGATGTGGGAATGGCTCGAGGAGCGTGGGCAGACCTACACGGTAGAGGATGTGATACGGGGCCAGGCCATCCCACCGGGTGCCCTGTTCTTCCTGTGGGGTCCGGTATCCTGGAGCAATGCGGGCGGCGTGAGGCATGTCGGGTTTGTCGAGGGGATCGATCAGCTCGAGCAGAGCGCGTTCACGGTCGAGGGCAACACGAGCACCGCCGGCAGCCGCGAGGGTGGGGGCGTCTACCGGCTTGAGCGGGGGCTGCAAAGTGTGTACCGGTTCGGGATCTACGGTGTGTAGCCAGCCCACACCCAGCCCACCATTTTCCGCAACAGGACGCAACTACTGAGACAGATAAGACGCCGAAAACCCGCGCGGTTGCTGCATTTGCAGGCCTGGCACGGGTTTTGTGGCGGGGTTTCACAGTGTTGAGGGCGCTGTGGGTTATTGCCCGTGCGGGTTCGAGTCCCGCCTTCGGCACCAACTCTAGCACAAGGGGTTACGCGGAAACGCGCAACCCCTTTGTCGTGTACAACACTGTGGGCCGTCCCACGAGGAGCCCACCATTTTTCCCGCAGGCCTATCCTGAGCTGCTGCGATCTGACAGCCTCTGCACCCCTTCCCGCCGGTCCTCGTCGACCAGGTGGGCATAGCGCATGGTCGTGCGGATGTCCTTGTGGTCGGCCAGGTCCTGCACCACCCGCAAGTCGGTACCGGCCCGGATCAGGCAGGTGACGTAGGTATGCCGCATGTCGTGGATCCGCATATTCGGCAGACCGGCGGCGGCGAGCGCCTTCTCGAACGCTGCGCGCCTGTCCGTCCAGGGGCGCCCGGAATTGGCGAGGCCGCGGTCGCCCTTCGCGCCGTGGAACACGAACGGCGACCGGATATGCCTCGGGTGGGCCCGCAGGATTTGTACCAGGTGGTCATTCATCGGGATGATCGCGCCCCTACCGCCCTTGCGCTCGCGCACCCGGAGCTCGGCGAGGTCAAGGTCAATGTCTGACCACTTGAGTCGGTGCAGTTCAGATTTCCGCAAGCCGCAGTAACACCCGACCGCGATATACCCACGCATTTGACCCTGTGCGGCATTCAGGACGGCGTGGACCTGGGCCAAAGTCAGGAACCGGTAGGGCTGCGCCTGGTTCCGGACCTTCGACACATTCTTGGCCGGCGACTTCTGCAAAAGGTTCCACTCTGCCGCCCGGTTCAGCAAAGACTTGAGGAGGATAATCTCTGAGTTGACGGTGCTGGGCCGGACCGCCTGGGCCCGCGCCTTTTTCCAGGCCTCGATGTCCTTGGTCAGGAGATGGGGCAGCAGAGTCTCACCGAATGCCGGCAGGAGGTGGTTCTCCAGAATGTCCTCATACCGGGCGCGGGTCGTCACCGCCAGGTTGTGGGCGTGGTCCTCGCGCCAGGTCTCCACCAGTTGGGCAAAAGTGATCTTCTGCCCGCCCGTGGCGCCGACGAGTTCACCGCGCAGGACCCGTGCCTCAATCTCGGTCCGGAGCTTTTCGGCCAGGCGCTTGGCGCCGACCTTCTTCTCCCTCTGCCTCCCATGCTCGCGCCACCGAACATAGTAGGCGTCGCCCTTCTTGCGGAGGGAGGCCATCAAGTACCCAGCACGTAGGCCAGCGTCAGGGCGGCAATGCCCACAATCACCACGGCCAAGATGATCACCAATCCCTTGCCGGAGATTTCATGCGGAGGCGCTTCCTCTGTTTTCTCCACCGGCGGCAGCTCACGCGTACACTTCGGGCAGACCGTCGCCTTGAGGTGGATGGCCGACCGGCAGAACGGGCAGCAGGCGCCCGATGAGAACGCGAGTGCCAGGCCGATCGGTCCGAACACCGCGCCGGCCACAAACCACACAAGGCCGCTGGCACCGCGACTGCTGGCGATTGCCGCCGCCGCGATCCCACACAGAACCCACAGGATCAGGAAAGGCATCCGATCCTCCTCATTTCTGTTTGGAAACTGTTAGCGAGTTGCATACATTTGGCGAGTAGCGTAAGGCCCACGGCACTGGTCAGAGCGCCGTGGGCAGGCCGGCACGGGGGTGAAATGCATACCGCGCCGGAGAGTAAAACGTGGTCGGGGCGTAGCGGTCCAACTCCATTGAGGGGGGGGGCAGAAAGCCGGGGAGTCTGTGATCCATGACCTGCGGGCGGCGTGGTTTGCGGCAGATGCAGATGGACAGTATGTAGATACCAACGTGGGGGCAACGGCACTGCTGGGGTGGTCACGGGACGACTACCTCCACATGACTCTGCACGACCTGATGGCTGGTGACGGGCCGCCTGTTGTACCGATCGGCACGACGGGGCGGCGCAGTCGGTTCCTGCGATCAAAGCACAACGGGCCGATCCTCTGTGATTTGCGCGTGGACTCCACGGCGGATCCCAGGACAGCCATCGTCGCTGCACACGATCCGTACAGAGACATTCGACACCAGATCGGCCTGAACGCCGCCAGGCGGGCATCCTTGGACGCTGAGATGCGTGACCACCCGTGGCTGCCATGTCATCTGCAGATGTTCTGCTCCCTGGTCGCCGACAGCCAGCCGGAGCTCCTGATCTAGCGACGGACCGCCTTGAGCAGCGACTGTATGGCCTCGGTGGCTGAGGCATCGCCGGTCTTGACCGTCGCCAGGAACTCGCGGAACAGAGCAAGGCCTTCGGGCTTGGAACATATAGCCCCCAGGTCCTCGGCGACCTCACGCGGGATGTGCACCCCGGGCAGGAACTCGACCTGGCCCGCCGGAGCTTTGTCGGCGTAAAGGTCGCCGACTGGGAGGCCCAGGCACTTTGCCACGACGACCAGGTGCGCGGCCTTCCACGGCCTGTCGTCAGACTCCAGCTGTGAGTAGTAGGCGCGGCTGATGTTCAGCGCCTTTGCCACGTCGGTCGCCGGGATCTTCCGATCCTTGCGGAGAGCCTTGATGCGTGGGCCAAGTTTCGGCGTGCTGTTCTTGTTTAGCATAGAGCTAATATACATCTAAGCACCTATAGATAAAGAGGTTTTGCCCCTCGCTAAATTTTACTTGCCTGGGGCTCTTTTTGTGGTTATATTGTTAGCACAACGCTAAATCCACCCAACAGAAAGGATCAGCCATGACGCTCAAGGAATACCTGCAGGACAATAAGCTCCGGGAGGTCGCCGCCGCCGCTGGCGTGTCGGTGCCCTACCTGTCGCAGATCGCCAACGGCCACAGACGGCCCTCGCCGCCCGTGGCGGCCCGGATCGCCGAGGCCTGCAACGGCCAGGTGACACGGGACGAGCTGCTCTATCCAGAGCCCGCCGTCGCCTGACCGCACCAACAACCAGGGAGGTAACAGATGAACGCACACAGCGCTCCGAGAGCCGTCCGCGCGACCAGCCAGTGGCCCGGCTTCTTCGCCGGCCGCGATTACGAGGCCGCCATCACCCGCGAGGCTTATCAGCCGATCGAGCAGGTCGAACCCATCACCGTCAACCCTCGCGACCTGATCCCGATGGAGATATACGACGAGGTCCACAGGCGCCACGACCCGCAGCCCGTGGACGGCATTATGCCGGACCACGATGAGGTCTATGGCTGGTGGGTGTCCGTAGTTGAGCATTACGAGGCCTGCACCCGCCGCGAGACCTGCGACCTCTGCTGCGAGTTTGGCTCCTGGTTGGACCGCCACCCGATCGGCCACAGGATCCGACGCCTTGATGCCCTGCGCGCCGTACGTCGTGAGGAACTGGCGCGAGGTGCAAAGTGACCGCCTGGGAGCAGCCGGTTGACTACCTGCGGTGGGAAGCGGGCCAGATCCAGCAGGCCCTCGACGAGGCCCGGCATGGCCTCGCCTTATGCCCGGAAGGACATCGGAATATCTACCGGGCCAGCATCCAGCGGTGGGAGGAACGCCTGCGCCTGAAGGAGGAGCAGATCGGCCAGGAGATGGCACCGCGACCAGTACCGCAGAACGGTCATGCCCATGCGGCCGTGCCGCGGTCGTTTGGTGAGGCTGAGCGCACAGGGACTTTGTACAAGCTGTTCGACACCGAGAACCGCAAGCAGATGCTGTACGGCTGGGCGTACTGAAAAAGGCCCGGGGTGATCCCTCGCCAGAGAGACCCCGGGCCTGCACACGCCGACATGACGTCGGCCACACACAAGATACCATCACCGACCGAGGCAGACAATGCTCGAGAGAACCCTGGGACCGACCGACCTGCAGAATGCCTGGGGCGTCAGCCGCGCCACAGCCTACCGGCTGATGGATGAGATCGGCGCCACCCGCCTGGGCGGCAGCAAGCGGGTGCTGGTCTCCCGCGTGGAGGCCTACGTGAGGGCCAACACGGAAAAGAGCCTGGCCGAACACCTGGCCGAAGTGTGAGGAGGTGAGATCCATGTCAAGTACCACGTTGTCTGACCGCTCCGAGATCCTGCTCCGGCTGATCCGCACATGGGAGGCACACGGGGACCTGCTCGCGGACCTCTACCACAAAGCCCAGGAGGAGCTGCGCGCCATTGTGGACCGTGCGCAGTTCGAGGGATGGGAGGCGCCGCTGTGAACGGACCCCTATGCAGGAAGTGCGGCACAGACTTGCGTCACTGGGAGACTCCGCGGCAACGGGCCGCAAAATGGCTGGTTTACCTGGTCTATGCATTGGTGTGGACCTCCTTGCTGGCGATCGACCTGGAGTCATTGATCCGCTTCTGACCTCCTTGCGGATCTCCTGCCCGTTACCGGGTGCCAGGGGTGACACCCGGTAACGGGATCCAACAACGCGCCTACTCAGGGGAGAAGGCCGACATGCCGAAACGAGCGCTTAGGTTCCTCGCTGAAGAAGTGACACTCACTGTAGATATCCCGCGCAGGCTGAGCACAGATATGGCCGTTGTGATGGACTGGGAGGGGTGCAAGAAAAAAGAGTTTGTGACCGGTGCCCTTGAGGCGGCCGTGGCGGCGTATGCTGACGAGCTCGAGGTCTACTACAACATTGGCGCCGAGGCGAGGGCGGGACACCGCCGACTGTGTGAAGCTACGTCGGCGCAGGCTGCAAAGGAATGATTGGTTTATAGCGGCTCAGCAAGGTCGGGAGGGCAGCATGGGCAACCACATACGGAGAATCAACGTCCTGGGGAAGGCGCGCTGCGCACCCTATTCCGACTGGCGGGGCAGTCGGATGCTCAGGCACGAAGACCTCACAGGCTGGGGCCTGATCGGCGCAGACTTAAGAGGCGCGGACCTGAGCAAATGCACCGGCAGCCAGGTGGACCTGCGCTGCGCCGACTTGAGGGGCGCCAACCTCGAGGGGGCCGTGATGGACCATTGGGACCTCACGGGCGCCAACCTTGAGCGAGCAAACCTCGCCGGCGCTGAGGTCGGGTTCCACACCTGGATGCGGGGCGCGAACCTCGAGCGGGTGACGTTCGACCAGACGCGGTTCCTCCCGAACGGATGGCGCACCCTTGGGCTTCAGCTGCCCGGAGTGAACCCACGTGACCTGGTGGAGGCTTATGACAACAACATCCTCCTGGCGCTCTGCATCCGCCATACGTTTGACGGTGATCCGGAGATGACGGAGGTCGCCCGCTACTGCGTTGCCGAGCCGCACCTGAACACACAACCCCTACCCTGCTGGGAGGGGTTTGTTTCATGGATAAGAGAGAGGCACCCGGCACGGATTCCCGACCTGTGGTCGATGGCCGATGAGAACCCGGCCTGGCACATGCGGGAGCGGTGGGCCCTCGCCGAGAGCATCCTGAACGGCCAGGATGGTGAAGATCTCAGGAAACACCCACACCACGATATGTTCGAGGGGTTGATCACACGCAGGATCCGGGCGCAGCGCGAAGCTGCCCGGGTGACAGCATGAGGACCACCGGAGCCCAAGGGGAAGCCGGCCGCAATGCGACAGCGATTCAGGGCCGTCCTGCCGGAGCGGGGCTGAAACGCGGCGTGTGTAAGCAAGGGGAGACGCGCGCCGCATTGCCCCAATGCCAGGACGCGCCTGCTCGTGGGGAGGTCGTTTGTCGCAGGCCGGTGGCTCCGGTGGTCCACATTTCCAGCGACTATTATTCGCAAATAGCAAAATAATGGTTGCGCTGTCCAAAACAGTACCCTATATTTAGCATATCGCTAAAACGGGGAGGTTGATGGGCGCCCGGCTACCCCTCCCGGCCTTTGCCACCTCGCCAGTGGGGGCGCCCGATCTACCGAAGGGAGGCGCGTCATGGCCGACGAGGACAGACCTGAAAAGGTGAAGTTCCGCACCAACATCCCGCAGCGGCTGAAATTCCGCTATGCCACCGCAAAGAAGCACACCCACGAGGAGTTCGGCGACAGCTATTTCTACGGCGTCGTGGATGGGGATGGCGTTCAGCGCCCGTTGTTCGCAACCCCGACCCTGCACGCGCTGATCCAGTTCCTGCCGCTGCAGGCAGGGCAGACGCTGGAGATCGCCAAGCTCGAAGATCCCCAGGACGGCCGAAAGGTCATATGGACGCTAAGCAACGGCGAGAAGGAGATCAACTCTGCCGACTGCCTGGATGCCGCATTTGAGGCGCTACGTGCCGCAGAGGACGCCGCAGGGGTCCAGGGCGACGCCGGGGGCGGCGAGGAAGCCGACAGTGCTCCACAGGGCAGCCCGCCAGAGTCTCCACCAGCTGCCCCGCCCACGAACGGGTACACCAACGGCAATGGCCGCCTCGACGTCGGGGAGTGCTACGTCAACCACTGCGCCCACCTGATCCGCTCGTTCAAGCTCGCCGAACGGCTCCTGCTCTCTGACCTCCTGGTAACCGATTTTTCTGCTGAAGATGTCCGGGCTTTAGGCATACACATCGCCATCGGGCACGCCAAGAAGCCACCCACCGAGAAGATGCTGGACGCCGCCCGCGCCCTGCTGGGCATGTCCGGACCGCCTACCAAGCCACCGGTGCCTGCCGGCACATCGCACCCGGACTCCACAGGTGACGACGACCTACCCTTCTGACATTTTGCCCGGGTCCCCGTTTCACACGAAAGGAGGTTGCCTCCTAGCGCGGGGGCCCGGGCGACACCAGCACAGGGAGATTTCCATGCACAGCCACGAGATAGAGACATATGGCTCCATCATCCGCCGCTACCCGATCATGGGACGCGAGGAGGAGACAGAACTCCTCAAAGGCTGGGACAAGCCGAGGAATCGGTCCAAGATCCGCCAGCGGATGATTGAGGGGAGCCTGCGGTTCGCCGTGCAGATCGCGATGGAGATGCACAAGACGCGGGGTCATATCACGCCACAGGATGCCGTTGCCGAGGCCAACCTGGGGCTCGTAGAGGCGGCCAAGCGGTTTGACCCGAGCAAGGGGTTCAGGTTCATCACCTATGCCGTGTGGTGGATCCGGCAGGCTGTGCGACGGGCCCAGGACGAGAGCCACACCGTCAGGCGGGCGCATAGTCTCCTCCACGACCTTGGGGCCATTGTGGCCACCCAAGACGCCCTGCGGATGGCGCTGGAGCGCGAGCCGACAGACGGAGAACTGGTCGACGCCTTGAACGGTCCAGAGCTCGAGCACGAGTGGACGGCAGAAAAGCTCGATCGTGTCCGTGAGCAGGGGCCGGTGCGCAACGCCCGGTTCGATGAGCCCATAGACGACGAGGTGGGCCAGGTGCTGTCTGACCGGCTGCCGGACGAGAGCGCCACAATGCCGGATGAGGCGATGGCCGAAAGTGACGTGTCCCGGCTCCTGAAACAGGTGTCGGAAGGGCTGTCCGAGCGCCAGTGGGCGATTCTGGTACGTCACAACGGCCTGGATGGTGGCGAGCCGGCCACCCTGAGAGACCTGGGCGACGAGATGGGCATCACGCGTGAGCGGGTGCGGCAGATCGAGCAGGACGCACGGGAGAAGATCATCAAACGCCACGGGCGGACACTGAGGGAGGCGCTGGCATGAGCGAGACGAACGGACAGTTTGCGGAGTGGGTGGTGCTTGAGCTGATGGGACACCGACGCCTGGTCGGATACCTGCAGGAGCAGGAGATCGGCGGGGCGGGGATGCTGAGGATCGACGTCTATGAGGGCGACGCCGAGACGCCGACCCTGACGCAATTCTACAGCCCCTCGTCGGTCTACTGCATGACGCCGACCACGGAGGAACTGGCTCGGAAGGCGGGCGGCCTGAGCATCCCTCAGCCGGTGTCACGGTATGAGCTGCCGGAGCCCAAGCGGATCCCGGAAGACTACTGCGCCAATGACGAGCAGTGTGAGGATGAAGATCCGGACGACCCGGAAGATGACCTGGAGTTCTGATGATCCGCATACCAAAGAAGCGGCAAGGCCCGGGCGATACCCACACGCGGATCAGCGACACCAGCGGCGTATATCTCGGGTGCCCGAACAGACACGAGTGGTACTGCCCTGGATCGGTGGCCCGCCAGACCTGCCCGGAGTGCGGAAAGCCCTGGGTGCGGTGCAGCATGATCAGCCACAAGAACCAGACAACGGAGGATAGGCCGGATGGGAAACAGATCGAAGCTGAGCAAGCCCGGAAATGAGGGCCGGTGGTCCAGTCGCAAGGGCCGCAACTGCAGCGTGCCCGGGGCTTACGGCAAGCACAAGGATGCGCCGAGGCTCAAGGCCGAGCAGGCGGAGGCCAACGAGGCCCGGAAGGGAAAGGCCGATGCCTCGTAGAACGCATGGCGCCCGCTGCGCCCCGCACCGCTGCCCTGTCTGCGGGACGATCTGGCGCGTGACGCGCAGCTCCAAGCGCAAGCGGAAGGCGGGTCATATCAAGACGATGTTCTGTGCCGTGTGTGCGTGCGACAGGCAATTCAAGGCGATAGGACGGTTCGGATGAGCGAACGTACGATCGAGCCCGGCCCTGCCAAGTGCCTGAACTGCGGCTTTATGTGGGATTTCAGGCTCGGCGGCACAGTTCTGGGCACCCGAGAGCGGCCCGGGATGACGCTATGCCCTGAATGTGGAGGCTGGCCGGCCGAGGTGGCGTACGTGGACATCGAGAGACAGATGGAGTTGTTCTGATGAACCAGCTCGCCCTCCCACTGCAGCAGCTCCCGCCTGACGAGCACCGCAGAAAGCAGGAAGGACTGAGATGAACGCCCTACAAACCAGCCTATTCACCGAGTACCCCGACCGGCCCGGCTACAAGTACCGCCAGACCTCCGCAGAGGCCGCGGTCGCTATGGAGCCGAAGGCCCCGACCCTGCGGGAGCGGTGTTACCGCACCCTCCTCCATAGAGGCCCGCAGACTGCAGATGAGCTCGCGGCGTCCATTGGTGAATCGATCCTGGCCGTCCGTCCGCGCGTGACCGAGCTGGCCCGGCAGCGCAAGGTGGTTGACACCGGCCTCCGGCGCGAGAACGCGGTGAGCACACGCAAGGCGATCGTATGGCGGGCGATATGACAGATCCGCGCGTCCAGGAAGCAACTCGCGCCTACCTCTCCAACCTGGCGGCAATGCGGCCACATGCCCGCAAGCGCCTTCTGGAGCAGATACAGCGCGCCAACGCGGCCGGCAAGGCGTTCTACGAGGGCACCCCGAGCACGTCCATCGAGAAGCCGCGTAAGCCGAAGCGGGCCAAAGTCAAGCCCAGGAAGCGCCGCAAATACGCGAGCGGGCGCGACTGGACAGTGCCGTTGTGGTGAGATCGCCCTTGACTTCCGGGGCGCTGTTGGGCTATATTCAGGCGTCACCGAAACGGAGTGTTTCTATGTACGCACGTATCCAAATCGACCGCCCCAAGATGCTGGAGGCCGTGAGGCCCCTAACGAGAGCTCCGCTTTCGGTGACCATCTTGGGGCGGTTTTGTATTTGGAGGTGCCCCATGCAGGAGATCAACGTCACATTTGCGCTGTCGGAGGAGCTGCTGGCCTTAAGGGGGTTGCACCGTCTGCTGGATGCCGGGGATGATCGCGACGCCCAGGCTGCGGCCCTCCTTCGGCCCGTGATCGAGGGCCTGGAGGACAAGGCGGAGCAGCTGCAGAGCGAGGTTGACCAGCTGTTCAAGGCGCACAGAAAAGCAGCATAGGGCGAACAGGCACCGGGCAGAACGCCCGGTGCTTCCCCATGCTCGGAATGGTAGCAGATAGCGAAATGGAGCAAGTATGGCTGGAGAGTGGATCAAAATGCGCTGTGACCTGGCAATGGACCCGGCCGTGATTGCGATAGCTGACGCACTGGGGATTGAGGAGGACATGGTCGTCGGGAAACTCCACAAGTTCTGGTCGTGGATGTCCGCACACAATGCGGACGGATATGTGACAAATGTCCGCATTGACTGGGTAAACAAGTTCCTCGACCAGCCAGGTTTCACAGGGGCAATGGAAGCTGTAGGGTGGCTTAGTATCACTCAAGACGGCTTTGCTCTACCAAATTGGGAGAGGCACAACAGTAAAAACGCCAAACGGAGGGCTACGGAGGCGCTGCGCAAGCAGATGTCCCGATCCGCTCCGCAAACCGTCCGCAAACCGTCCGCATCAAATGCGGACACATATAGGACAGAATGCGGACCAGAGAAGAGAAGAGAAGAGAAGAGAAGAGAAGAACCCCAAAAGAGTACCCCTGTTGCCAGGGAGAACCATCCACCCCTCGGCGATGCGCCGCCTTCTCTCTGTCTGGATCCAACCGACCCACAATACGAGGACGAGCCTGTAACCCGCTGGCTGAAGGCCTACCAACGCCACCGGCCGACCGGCGGGCATCCACTCGCCACACTGCCGGATGCTAAGCGCGCCGACGCCCTGATGCGCATAGAAGACCTGATCGAGACCCAAGGGGAGAGCAAGGCAATAGACCTCCTCGGCGCCGTGTTCCGGGAGAAGCCGCGGCCCGTGTCAGTGATCCAGGCGGTGTACAAGTGCACACTCAAGACCGAGAAAGGACAGGACAATGGAGCACGTGGCAACGGCGGTCCGCAGCCAACTGGAATCGATTACCCCTACCAGCCCAACCCCACCCGCGCCTGACAACTTTCCCGACCTTTGCCCGGTGTGCTACAGCAACGAGGCGCGGACGATCGTCCGCGTGGATGCCGCCCGGGCAAGATTTTCGGTTTTGCGCAAGGCCAGGAGCCTGAGGGGCCTGCCGTGTCCAATATGTCGGCCGGAGGATGTTGAGCGCGCCCTGGTGCAGCAAAGGCACCTCGAGATGCAGGCTATGATCACCAGGGCCGGCATACCCACAAAGCACACCAGCGCGACCCTAAATGACTTTGTGGACGATCCCGCAGTTTTGTGTGGACAGTACGGCCTATTTCCGGAGGAGGCCGCGAAGCGGCGCGGATGGAAGGCCCAAGCCACGGCCTACTTCAAAGACTTTAACGACAATGTCGCCGCCGGTATCGGCTTGAGTCTGACGGGATCGGTTGGGACTGGCAAGACGCTCCTGGCCTGCGCGGCGACCCGCAAAGCTCTGGAGTTGGGGCACACGGCGATGATCGTGCCGGAGCGGGCCGTGTTCGACGCAATCAAGGCGAGCTGGGACCGTGACAGCGAGGTCTGTGAGCATGAGGTCTTGGACCAGTTCAAGACTGTAACATGGCTGTCCATCGACGATTTCGGCGTCAAAAGGGCCAACGAGTGGGCGGTCGAAGTCTACCACGGCATCATAGACGCCCGCACCGACAACGGCCTACCCACCAGCATCAGCAGCAACCTCAAGCTCGACACCCTCGCCCGCCATTATGTCCGCCAGATGGACAGGCTCTCTCCAAATACCAGCATCGAGATGGTCGGATGCTCGATGCGCCAGTCCTCACGTAAATAGTTTCGCAAATAGCAAATAAACGCCTTGCACGACAACCCTTCTGTGCCTATATTTAGCACAGGGCTAATTATTGGGCAACCAGCAGATCGAGAGGAGGTGGCAAGTGATCCGATTCCTTCATATTGCCGACACACACACAGGCACCGAGTTATACGGCAGAACAAACCCCGTGACGGGCCTGAACACGCGCCTGGAGGACTTTGTGCGGGCGCTGAGTCACATAGTTGACGTGGCGCTCGAGAGGAAGGTGGACGCCGTGCTGTTCGCCGGCGACGCCTACCCAGGACCCACGCCGAGCCAGACGCACCAAAGAGCCTTTGTGCGGGAGATTCGGAGGTTCATTGCTGCGAACATTCCGGTCCTGATGATCCCGGGGAACCACGACATGACCGCCGCCGAGGGCAAAGCGACGGCGTTGGATGTGTTTGCGGATCTTGCGGACGTGACCGTCGTAAGGGACCCCAAGTTGACCGTCGTGGTCACCTCGTCGGGAATCCTGCAGGTCGCGTGCCTTCCCTGGCTGCACCGGTCGCGGCTGATGGCCGACCAGGACCTCAGCGCCGAGGAGGCGGTCCGGCGCCTGGAGCAGATGGGGGCCGACCTGATCGCGCGGATGGCCTCGGAGGTGGACCCGAACCACCCCGCCGTGCTCCTGGCCCACCTGGCAGCAGAAGAAGCCACATACTCAGGGACGGAGCGGACGGCGAGCATCGGCAGGGACCCGGTGTTCAAGACCAACGACCTTGCCAACCCGACATTCCAGTATGTGGCGCTGGGGCACGTGCACTACCACCAGGACCTCAACGCTGAGGGTCCGCCAGTGGTCTACCCGGGCAGCATCGAGCGCCTAAACTTTGGGGAGAAGGACGGCAACCCCGGGGCCGTGATCGTGGAGATCGACTACGACCTCAACCGGCAGGTCTATGAGGCGGACTACACCCACATCCCGAGCCCGGCGCGGACGATGGTCACGATCAGCACAGTCTCGCAAAGCGATCCGACCGAGGGGATCCTGCAGCAGATCGGGGAGCAAGACATCACTGAGGCGATCGTGCGCGTGATCTACGACGCACCCCAGCCGCCGGACGCCACAGCCGTCAGAAAAGCTTTGGACGCGGCTGGCGCTCACTACGTGGCCGGCATCAAGGCTGCGCCGCACAAGCGCAAGATCGCAAGGCGCGAGGGGATCAGCCAAGGGGCAACGACACAGCAAGCCTTGAAGGCCTGGCTCAAGACCCAGCCGGACCTGATGCAGAGCAACGACATGCCGGCCGCGATACTATCGGCGGCCGCGGACCTGGAAGCGGAACTTGAGGAGGCGACCACGTGATACCCATATCGCTAACGCTTCACAACTTCGGACCCTACGCCGACGCGGTGCTGCCGTTCTCAGCATTTCAGACCGCCGTGATCGCCGGACCGAACGGCAACGGCAAGTCGATGCTTCTCGATGGCCTGATGTACGCCACATTCGGCGTGGCCCGGAAGGCCCGGGACGCTCAGACCGCCGCGCCAGGCCTGCTGAGACTTGGAACGCTCGACATGCGTGCCGTCTACCGGTTCGAGCTGGGGGGGCAGACCTATGAGACGGACCGCGCCTATCGGGTTTCCGAATCCGGCAAGACCTCACAGACGACCCTGGAGTTCCGGGTGCAAGACGGCGACGATTGGCGCGTCCTGACCGGCGGCAGTGTGGCCGAGACTCAGGCGATCATTCGCCGGACATTCCAAATGGACGCCGAGGCCCTGCAGTTGAGCTCGATGGTGATGCAGGGCAAGTCCGGGACGTTTGCGGAGATGACGGCGGGAGAAAGGAAGGACGCCATCGGCCAGTTCGTGGGGTGTGGCCGATACAACGACCTGTGTGCTTTGGCCAGGAAGAAGGAAGCCGAGGCCGAGGAGGCCTGTGAAAAGCTGCAGCGCGACATTGAGGCCGCCGAGACTGAAACAGGGCAGGCGGCTGGCCTGACGGGACGCCACGGGACCGTCACTGCCGACCTGGAGCGGGTAGCTACAGAGATCGATCGGGCTCAGGCCGAGCAGAAGACGACGGAGGCCCGTTTGTCGCGCCTGGCGGTCGCTGAGCAGCAGCGGGCCGAGCTGGACGCGAAGCACGAGAAGGCCGAGGCCGAGGCGAACGTGGCCCGCATGGACCTGCAGGCAGCAGAGCAGGCCGAGGCCCGACTGTCCGGCCTGATCACGAACGCCGACCAGATACGGCAGGCGTACGCGCGGCACACCGATCTCAACGAGCAGGCACCGGGCTTGCAGGCCAAGGCAAGACAACATGCCGAGCTGGAACGTCGTGCCGGCGAGCTGCAGCGGACGGTGGACGCACAGAAGGCCGAGGCAAGATCCAACCTGAAAGCCGCCGAGGCCGCCCTGGCGACCGCGAAGGAAGTTGCTGAGAAGCGTGGCGAGCTCAACGAGGCCCTGGGCGCGGCACAGTGGTCAGCGAAGGAGGCCGAGCGGCTGGACGAGGAGATCGCGACCAAGCGGACGGAATACGCAACGGTCAAGGTGGAAATTGACCAACTGAACGCCAGAGAGGACGCCCTGAGTGTTGAGGCCGGCCGACTGGCACACAGGCTGGAGAAGCTGGAGGGCACGGACGAAGCGATATGTCCCACATGCGGCACGCTGCTGGATGATGAGCACAAGGCGAACCACCTGGAGACTTTGCTCCAGGAGATCTCAGCCAACCAGGACGAGATGGAAAAGGTTGAGAACGCCGGCGCAGAGACACAGCGCAAGCTGGAAAGCCTGGAGCGCGAAGGCAAGACACTGCGAGAGCAACGGGACAAACTCGGCGCCACCGCTGGCGCCCTGGCAAGGATCGAGCAGCAGCTTGCGGCCGCGAACGATGCGGCTGAGGCCGCGGGTGGACCACTGACACAGGCGGTTACCGACTGCACCCGGGCAATGGAGGTCCGGACCCAGGAGGCCATAGGCCTTGACGCCGTGCGCGAGGAGATCGTGGACCTCGGGTATGACGCCGACGCCCACCAGGAAGTCACAGATGAACTGGCAACCCTCGGGAATGCCGTCCGTGACCACGAGCGACTGCAGTCTGCCGAGGACAAGATCGAGGAAGCCCGCCGCACCGTCACCAGGGCACAGGTCAAGGTCGAGGACGCCGAGCGGACCGCGTCCGACGCGAAAGCCTTGTTCGAAGCCGTGGACACCACCGAGGCCGATGAGCTGCGCACAGAGATCCGAGAGATCGAGAACAAGCTCAAGACCCTTGCTGCACAGCGCGACGCCCTCCTTTCCGAGCAGGGAGGCTTAAAGGCCAAGCTGGACCGGATCGCCGAAGTGGAGGCGAAGCTCGCAACAGACCGCGAAGCATTGAAGGAGGCGCGGCACACCAGAGCCGTTCACACCCACTTGGTCCGAGCCTTTGGGCGCGACGGCATCCAGGCCTTGATCCTGGAGGAGGCCCTGCCGGCGATCGAGCACGAGGCGAACGAGCTCCTCGAGAGAATGACGGCAAATATGCCGGATGGGCCGATGCACCTGGAGTTCCGGACCGTGCGCGAACTCAAGGGCGGCGGGCAGTCCGAGGTGTTTGACATCATCATCAGAGACGGTGTTGGTGAGCGCAACTACTCGCTGTACAGCGGCGGCGAGGCCTTCCGCATTGACCTGGCCTTGAGAGTCGCCTGCGCGCAGTTCCTGGCCGCGCGGTCGGGGGTTCGCATCGAATCCCTATGGATAGATGAGGGATTTGGAAGTCTGGATGACGAGGGCCTGCAGGCCGTGATCGAGGCGATCCGCGGTGTGAGCGCGATGTTTGCCAAGGTACTGGTGATCACACACCTGAAGGCGCTGCAGGATGCCTTTGAGGACAGGGTCGAGGTGGAAAAGAGACCGGCTACCGGCAGCGTGATCCGCGTGCGCTCCGGCTGGGCCGACACCAGAGAAGCCCTAGCGGCGTAGACCACTTGCAGGGGTGCGGGTCGGCCCTGGGATGGCTGCAGACTACCCGGGGAGCCTGCGCCCCTGCATAAACAGGAACAACGGAATGCCAACAACAACCAGACGCACACGTGAGATCCGCGACCGCGAGAACGGCGGCACCCGCGAGGTCAGTGAGGGCCCGCCACTGAAGGGCCAGCCGACCCTGGCGGCGATGGTCGCCGACCTGTTCCGGGCCTGCGACAACGTGGACAAGATGCCCGCCGGCCGGGTGCAACAAATGCGCATGGGTGTGGTCGCCGAGCGGGTCGAGAGCTTCTGTCGCAGCTACCCGATCGAGGAGCAGCGCGAGGCCATAGCGGCCGCGCTGAAGATGCTATGAGATACGCCTACCAACGCCGCCAGATCACGAACGACGCCGGCGAACCTGAGACCTGCTGGGTGCTGGCCGGCGTGGTCTACAAGCCCGTGAAGGGCGAGGACGGGCTCGACCGGTTCCCGATGCTGACTGTACGCGACGGAGGACGTAGACTGCTGAAGCCCAAGCCGATCACGAGGCCCCGATGAGCAAGTTTGAAGTCGAACACAAGGCGAAGGTCGCAGAGTTGAACTGCATCCTCTGTGGCCGCACCCAAACGGAAGTACATCACTGCCTGACGGGGCACGGCAAGACGGCGCACGATCTTCTGACGGCAAGCCTTTGCTGGACCTGGGAAGGCGACGGGTGCCACCGGGACGCAAACGGTAATGCGGTGGCCTACTCTGAGGACCAGGATCTGAAGATGCTTCTGGAGACGTGGGTGCAGCTCGAACGTCGCTGGGGGCCTGAATACATCGCTGAGGTGAAGCGCAGGCTGCGGGAGTCCCGCGCCATCCAGAGGCGGTGTGAGACGCGAGGCGGCAGGGGTCTTGCCGCGATGCTTACGGAGGGGTGAATGACTGAGCGACCGATACCGTTTTCAGCGGATATGGTGAGGGCGATTCTTGACGGCAGGAAGACGCAGACGCGGCGGGTGATGAGGTCACAGCCAGCCGATGACGTGAAGGCGCTAGTTCCACGGACTACGCACGCGGGGAACGTGCTGTGGGGCGAGAGGGTGGGCACCTGTTATGTGCAGTCGGCCTACCGCTGCCCCTACGGTGTTGTTGGGGATCGGCTCTGGGTGCGGGAGGCGTGGCGAACACGAGTAAGCCTGGACGGCAAGAACGCCACACAGATTCAGGAGGCGGCAAACGAGGCCGGATACAAGAAGCCTCACTACTGCCCGATCAAGTATGAGGCTGATGGCACTGAGACTGCCTGGGGCAACCGTGATATGCAGGACTTTGGTGATTGGGGCCGGTATCGACATGCCCGGTTCATGCCCCGCTGGGCCTCCCGCATTGACCTGGAGATTGTAGGGATCAGGGTAGAGCGGGTGCAGGAGATCAGCGAGGCAGACGCAATGGCAGAGGGCATCGAGAGAGTGGGTGGCACGTTCTCCTGTTGCCCGTGGCGCAACTATCTGCGTGGCACACCAGGCGAAATGGACATGGAATGCTCCTGTCCACGGCGCTCGTTCCAGACGCTGTGGGACTCGATCAACGGCGCGAAGCCGGGATGGTCGTGGGCAGACAACCCGTACGTGTGGGTCGTGGAGTTCACAGAGGAGGGGTGAATGGACCGCTGCCTATCAGACTGGCTATGGCGGGAGTGGCGATACGAGTTTGGGAGCCTGTTCGACCTGGGTGCTATGTGGGGTCTGAGTGACCGCGAAGTTGAGGACGAGATACGCAGGCGATTGGGGGGATAGATGGACGATCTGTACGGAAGGATGATCCGCTTGGCGGCACGGATGCTGAACACGACGACCCCGCCGTCCCGATACATAGATGACCACGAGCATGTCCCCAAGCGCGTGCCTGCCAGGTGGTGGCGATGGATGTGTGACCGGCTGTTTTTGGCAGAGGAGGAGCGCAGGGAGTGGGCTATCGAGGTGCGGGACATCGCAGATCGGATGAATGAGCAGATGCGCGAGCTGGCCGCGTGCGGTGTCGAGCACGACGACCCAAGGTTGGATTATATCACGGTGCAGATCCCACGAGTGGTGTGGGACGAACTGAGGAGGGGGCATGGACCAAGAACTTGAAAAGGGCATAGACATACGCTTCAAAACGCTGGAGGCTGAGTCGAAGGAGTTGCGGGAGAAGGTAGAGGAGTTGGGACGACGTTTGAACGCCGAAGCGGACGTGTCGGCAACGTCGTATCGCTGCTTGGATGAAAAACTGGAGAAGGAGATCCGCGAGTCTGCTCACCTGACTGAGAAGGTTGGTGCCCTGGAGAACTGGGCCAAGCTCTATGGAGATGACAATATTCGTAGGGCAGGCGAGACGCACAAGAACGAGTGTCGATGCGTTGAATTGGAGCGCGGCCTGCGGGAGGTCGAGGGCAAATTGGCAGAGCACTTCCTGGGGTGGACATTCGAGGGTCCAGACACGATGGATATCAGAGATCAGACCAAGTGGTCACATCCCGAGTGGGCCGAGCGAGTGAGAGGAGGATCAGATGCACCCAATAGCGCAGATGCGGAAGATGAAGTCTCGGAGAATGATAGTGTGGCGTCCAGTGGGGCATCGGACGGCAGTGAGGGTGCTGGTGTCAGAGTGGGCAAAGACGTTCAGGAAGTATCCCCGCCCGTGACGCCATCGGACAGGGAGAGGATAGACGGCTTCGGTAGGTATGACGCGGCGTTGTGGGGCCTAAAGAATCGCACTGTCCACTTCGGCGACCAGACACAGACAGCGTGGGACATTGAGGCTTATGTGGACAATCTGAAATCTCGCCTGCGCGTCATCGAACAGTGGCACTATGGTGTATCTACGCCGGACGAGCTGCAGTCTGAGGCCGACACGCCCACGGAGCCAAGAGGCAAGTGCCCGTGGTGTGGGTCTACAGGTGATCATGTCGGTGACTGCCCGTTCGCGGAGATCGACCACCTGAAGCAGCAGCTCGCCGAGGCGCGGGAGGAAGTGGAGGGCCTGAAGGTGAGGCTTGACGTGGCCCTGTACAACCACAAGAGAAGCAGGGAGGATTGGATTGAGGCGTTGTACGAACGCAACGCCCAGAAGTCCCGCGCTGACCGGCTGGATGCCTACAGCAAGCAGGCTGATGCGGAGATTGAGAAGTTGCGCACCGACCTTGCCACAGAGGAGGAGGAGCGGCAGAACGACATTGCGGAGAAGGTGGAGGAGATCGACAGGCTGACAGGTGAGAACAGGCTGATCACATCCAACAGTGCCGATGCCCACCGGGAGATCGTCAGACTGAAGCGTGAGGCGGAGCGGCTGAATGCCACTGTCAGAGAGTATCACACAGCAAAACTTGAGGCCGAGCAGACCATCGCCTCGCTGCGGGGAGAGTTGGCTGATGCCCCGTGCGCCCACCGCACAACACATCCAGTTGCTAAGAATGGTCGCGTTGATACCGTTACAAGCGACTGCGGCAAATGCCCATCCTGCCGAGAGCGTGCGCGTGCCGCACAGGAGGACGGTGATGGCAAAGATATGGTTTGAAGTCCCCGATGGTCCACACTGCTGGAACCACCAGACCACAACTATCTGCTCATACTTCGATAATGAAGGTGGGCACCCAAGTTGTATGTTGTATGTAGGATCACCGTCCACAGACAAGAAGGGCAGGGTTGTGAAGCCGACAGAATGTCACCAGAGGGAGGCCAAGAGCGATGACTGACAAGGAGTTTGAGGAACACAGAAAGACGATCTTGGATGGTGCGGTAGAGTATTCGCCATCAGCACTTGCGATTGACGCAATATACAAGGACCGCCAGACCTCCCGCGACCTGCTGCGGAGGTGCCTTGATAGCATAATCTGTCAGTCTCCAAACGACATGGAAGGTGCTGATGGATACCTAAAGGAAGTGGCGTGTGAAGAATGCGACCAGTGCAAACTGCTGGCTGAGGTCGAGGCCCACCTGGGCGAGGAGGCGTGAATGGAGCGGACTAAGATCGAGCCGGGGTGGTATTCCTACGGCACCATCGCAACGGTGGTGTGGGAGACCGCCCGGTCGGCAGTCCTTGGGCGCCGAGGGTGGCATGTGTATGGGAAGGGACCTGCCAAAGTGTTCCCGACTCTGCGCGAGGCCGAGGAGCACATACGCAAACTGGAGGCATCCGATGTCTGAGACACGAGGCCGGGCTGTAGCACAGAAGGTGGTGCACTGGCCTAGAGAGCCAGAGGGCGCAGGTTCAAATCCTGCCAGCTCGGCCCAAAATACTAATTTGCCACAACTTAGTGGAGGACTGACATGGACTTGATGCTGACAGACGACGAGACGCAGGATCTTGTGGCTCGATACTGCAATACGGCAAGCCGCAGTCCAGTGCATGACCTAGTGGAACGAACAGCCAAGGCCCAACTGCTGAAGGTGGCGGATAAGGTCAGGTCAGACCTAAACGCGGAGCGCAAGTCCGTTGTAGGCGCTGGCACAGATCCTCAGCGAGCACGATGGAAGGCTCTGCTGGACCTGGCCGACGAGATTGAAGCCCAGGTCGAGGGCACAAAAAAGCCCCGACCGTAGCCGGGGCCGAGGTCCTCCCTCCGTGATCCTGTCACCTCAATGCGCGCGCGGCCTCGGCTGCCTTCTTTGACGGAAACAGCCGGCCGGCGCCCTTGAATGTCCAGGCCCCGTGACAGATGCGGCGCAGCGGAATGTGTGGGTGGTTCATGAAAGCACCTCCTCAGACGCGATTACGTGCGATGCGGGACCGCCGGATGCTCTCCTTGGCGGCGTGAACTGCGAACAGCGTGAAGAAGATTGCCAAGCCGATGAGTTCCATAACCCCTCCACAAGGTTGGGGCCCCGAAGGGCCCCGGGTTCTCTACAAGGCCGCCATTCTGACGTGATACTCGCCCTCGGTAATGCTGCCAGACATCCGGCCGTTCTCGTGCCACACAGTGTAGAAACACACAAACCACTGACCGTTGACGTTCTGATTTCGGGCGAAAATCTCATCCACGGGCTCAGGATTACTCCACCAGGCCGTGCCATGCTCAACCTCGGCCTTTGTGCAGATGGTCCGCTGGACCAGGTCGCCAACCTTCAAGTTCTGAATCTCGATCGCCGTCATAACAGCCTCCCTAAGTTGAGTTTCTACGTTCCTCCCCGCACCTAGAACTTAGCAAATAGCTAAACAGATAGCAAGCACTTTCTTAGCTATCTGCAAAGAAATATCGAGGGGAATATGCAGCAATCCCTATTCGACCGCGGGCCAGCCCCCGTCCTGCCACCACCACAGAAACCGGCACCGGTTCCGCCCAAGCCTGCCCAGGCTGCGGTCCCGCCGGTCAAGCCGCGCCGCCGCACGCGCGTCTTTCTCTCACATAACGGCGTGCGGGAGCGCGGCCACCACTGCCGCTACGATCGGCCCGGCCACGTGACCTGCCCACACTGCGCGATGACCGACCTGCCCGGAAATATTGGGGCAAGGTGTCCTGTGTGTGGCGCCGTGGTCACTGTGGTGGAGGAGGAGTAACTTGGTTACGACCTCCACAGGCTGTGGATCAGAGAGGGCATCCGAATCGCCGTGCGATACCAGAGAGGGGAAAACTCGAGACGCAACCAGGGGCGCTTTTCGCCATCTGAAAACAGGGAGGGCAACGCCGGTGCTTGACAACCAGACAAAAAAAGCCTACATTGACAGCGTGATGCACAGGTTGATGTGTCCGAACTGCAGAGACAGGGTAATCGGCCAAGCCGCACCCGGATCACTGACGAGGTTAAAATGTAGCCGCTGCGGGCAGTTTTTCACATTCCAGGTGGGGCGGCACGGACGGATCCAAGCCCACCCCTCCTGATACCGAGGCCCACACGAGGCCCTGAACAGCACCACCCCCGAGGCCCATACGAGGCCCGACCCGGCACGAACAGTGCTCGCGTCGGGCCTTTTTGTGTACCTGAGAATTAGCAAATGGCGAAAACAGACAACAACGGAACCGTCAAGCACATGGCCATTGCTGACTTCACGCCCGACGCCAGGAACGCCAACAAGGGCACCAAGCGAGGCCGCGAGGCCCTCCGGCGCTCCCTGAAGGAGGAGGGAGCAGGCAGATCCATCCTGGTCGACCGGAACGGCAACATCATCGCCGGCAACAAAACCCTCGCCAGCGCCAAGGAGACAGGCCTCGACGACGTGATCGTCGTGCAGACCGACGGCACCCAGGTCGTGGCAGTGCAACGGATGGACCTGGACCTGGCCACCGACGAGAAGGCCCGCAAACTGGCATACGCCGACAATCGCATCGGCCAGCTTGACCTGGATTGGGAGATAGGCACCCTGATTGCCGACGCGGAGATGGGCATAGACCTGGCCGGCCTCTGGACCGACGCGGAGATCGCCAACCTGGTCCCAGGAGGATCCGACACCAGCCCCGACGCCCCCGTCTCACCCGCCGACGAGCTCCAGGCGAAGTGGGAAGTGCAGCCAGGCGAGATGTTCACGGCCGGCCCACACCAGATCCTCTGCGGCGACAGCACCAACGACGACGACGTAGCCAGGCTGATGGGCGGCAGGAAGGCCCAATGCGTCCACACGGACCCGCCCTACGGAGTTTCATACGAATCGACCCGAGGCGAGGGCCTACAGAACGACGACCTGACCGGCGATGCGCTCGTGGCGCTCCTGGCGCCCGCCTTCAAACAGGCCGTGAAGCACAGCACCACCGACGCAGCCACCTACATCTGGCACGCATCCAGCACCCGCGCGGAGTTTGAATACTCGATGAAGGCCGCGGGCCTGGAGGAGCGGCAATACCTGCTCTGGATCAAGAACGTGGCCGTGATGGGACGCGCCGACTACCAGTGGAAGCACGAGCCCTGCTTCTACTGCGCCCGCACCGGCGAAACCGCCGCATGGCATGGCGACCGGAAGCAGACCACCGTCTGGACCGTTGAGCACCTGACCCGCGAGCGGATCGCGATGGCGCTCGAGCAGGGCCTCGTGATCCAGACGGGCGAGGGCCGATCGATCTACCTGGCGCCGGCGGCGCCGAAGAACAAGCGCCTCCGCACCATCCGAGTGCAGGAAGACCAGGCAGTTCAGATCGACCAGCCCGACGACGCCAGCACCGACACCTGGCAGGTCAAGCGCGACGCCAGCCCGCTGCACCCGACACAGAAGCCCATCGGCCTCGCCGCCAGGGCATTGCGAAACAGCACCGAGCCAGGCGATACCGTCCTAGACCTCTTCGCCGGAGGCGGCAGCACGCTCCTGGGCGCCCAGGCGACCGGGCGCATCGCGCGCGTGATGGACCTCGAGCCGAAGTGGATCGCCGTGACCCTCGAGCGGGCCAGCCTGGCCGGCCTGGAGATCGTCAAGCTATGAACCGGAACCGCAGAGGCGCCCTGCCGGCCGAAAAGCCCTTTGACTTCCTCGACCCGCTGGGCGCCGACGAGGCGATCGACATCGACCCGCTCGAAACCGACGCGATGCCGGAGATAGGCCTCACCACCAGGAAGGCCGAACGCCGGAGGATGATACAGGCCACCAAGCGCGAGCGGATGGCCGAGATCCTCGACCGCCTCCCGGAGCCAGGTGAAACCTTCCACGTCGTGAGCAACGGCACCTTCGACCATTTCACATTCGTGCCGCGCATCGCCGAAATCATGGGCACGGTCGACGCCTTCTACGGCAGCACCTGGACCATGAACCGGCAGAATGCCCTCGACCTCCTCGAGCTCCACGACAAGGGCCAGTTGAAGACCGTGGCCCTGCTCACCGGCCTATACTTCAAGCGACGCGAGACCGCCGTCTACGCTACGGTCCTCGAGGGCCTACAGGCGCGCGGCCAGCGCTATATCGCGTTCAAGAACCACGCCAAAGTGTCTCTTTTTGCAGGAATTGAGGCCGAGACCTACATCACCGTGGAGGGTAGCGCCAACTACACCGCCAACCCGCGCCTGGAGAACTTTACCGTCACAAACGACCGCCAGGTCTACGAGCTCCACCAAGCCTGGATGGAGGAGATGCTCGCGTAATGGCCGGAAAGCGCATAACAAGGGCGGAATTGACCACACGCATCGAAACCGTCGTCACCCTGGTATTAAGTGGTCTTAGATATGCCGAGATGTGGCGATTTGTAACAGACAAGACCGACTGGCTCGTATCACAGCGCACATTTGACCGATACCTGTCCAAAGCGAACGCCTCCATCGAGGCCAGCGCGGAGAAGGACGCGGACCGCCAATTGTCTAGGACCAGGCTGCGCCTGACAGATCTCTACAAGAAGGCCATCAACATCCAGGACTACAAGACCGCCCTGGCGATACTCCGCGAATCTAACAAGCTCTACGGCCTCTATCCGCCGGAGAAGCACGAGCACACCGGCGCCGACGGTGGACCCATCGAATATGCCGATGCAAAGGAAAGACTCCTGGGCCTCCTTGCTAAGGGCGCTGCCCTTAACGCAGATACAGACAGCCCTGGAGACAATGACGGATGAGGAGGCCGCAGCCCTCATCCATGATTGGGACCTGTGGGCCCGCCCAAACCAGCGGCCGCCCGCCAGCGCGTGGGACGTGTGGATGTTGCGCGCAGGCCGCGGGTTCGGGAAGACGAGGACAGGTGCCGAATGGGTAAAGGGCAAAGCCGAGGAACTTGGCGCCGGCGGGCGCATCGCCCTGATCGCCCGGACCGCGGCAGACACGCGCGAGGTGATGGTCGAAGGGGAGAGCGGGATCCTGGCCGTGTCGCCGCCCTGGTTCCGGCCCCACTACGAGCCGTCCAAGCGGCGCCTGACCTGGCCGAACGGATGCATAGCCACCACCTACTCGAGCGAGAAGCCGGATGCCCTGCGTGGGCCGCAGCACCATGCGGCCTGGGCCGACGAGCTGGCAGCATGGTCCTACCTGCGCGAGACCTACGACAACCTGGTCATGGGCCTGCGTCTCGGCGAGCACCCGCAGATGGTTGTGACCACGACGCCCAAGCCGCTGGTGTTGCTGAAGGAGCTCGAGGCCGAAGCCGGCACGGTGCTCACGACCGGCACCACCTACGACAACATGGCGAACCTGTCGCCGATCATGCGGCGACGCTTGGGCAAGTACGAGGGCACGCGCCTCGGGCGACAGGAACTTTATGCTGAGCTGCTCGATGAGGCCGAAGGGGCACTGTGGAAGCGCTCACAGATCGACGACCAGCGCGTGACGGCGCCTCCGAACATGATCCGCATTGTGGTGGCCGTCGACCCGGCAGTGACCAGCGGCGACAACAGCGACGAAACCGGCATCGTCGTGGCCGGCCGGGGCAAGGACCAGCGCGGCTACATCCTCGAGGACCTGTCGGGGCGCTACACGCCGCTGGAGTGGGGCAAGAAGGTCTGTAATGCCTACGAGCGATGGCAGGCCGACCGCGTGATCGGCGAAGCGAACAACGGCGGTGACCTGGTGGAGTCCAATATTCGAACCGTGGATACCGGCGTGCCCTACTCGAAGGTGTGGGCCGCCAGGGGCAAACAGACGCGGGCCGAGCCGATCGCGTCCCTCTACGAACAGGGGCGCGTGAGCCACGTCGGCGCCTTTACGACGCTCGAGGACGAGATGTGCACATGGGAGCCTAACGAGGGGATGCCATCGCCCAGCCGGATGGACGCCGCCGTGTGGGCCCTGACAGAGCTCGACATACCGCACACCATGCTCAGCGAAGAAGAACTGGACGACCTCTACGGGGAATCAACGCCCACAGCAATGGGCGTGGCCCGACAAAGGGAATACTGATGGCAGGGATCCTCGACACACTGCTCCGACGGACGCCGCCACCGGAAGCCAAGCCCCTGGCCCTGGCTGACGGTCCCCGGGATGACGACGGGCTGTTCTCAGCCCAGGGCGCGAGCGGCAACATTTTCCGGCGCGGCTACTCAGAGACATCCGAGTATGTCTCCGACCTGAAAGGCACGACCGGCGCAGAGACGTATCAGAAGATGCGCTCGGACAGTCAAGTCTCAGCGACCGAGGCGCTGGTCACCCTGCCTATCAAGTCGGCGACCTGGGAGATCCAGGCCCACACCATGCCGGACGCAAACGGCGAGCGCCAGGAGCTTCCCGAGGTCAAAGCCTTCCTCGAGGAGGCCCTGACCAAGCGGCTCAAGTGGGATCGCCTTCTGGACCACATGCTCCTGGCGTGGGTGTTCGGGTACGAGGTATGCGAGAAGGTTTACACCCAGGAAGACGGCCGGATCTGGTATAAGGGCATTCACCACCGCCGACAGTCGACGATCCAGCAGTGGCACGTTCAGGGCGGCGAGCTTGCAGGCATTGAGCAGCGCGTGTACAAGGGCGGGACCTACAAGACGATCAGGATCCCCGAGGAGCCCGACCCGGCAATGGCGCGGCTGAAGCTCCTGCATGTCGCTATCGAGCAGGAGGGCGATGACTTTGCCGGCAGGTCGGGGCTCAGGTCGGCATACGGCCCGTGGTACTGGAAGACGCAGCTTATCAACATCGCCCTGATCGGGTTCGAGCGGTTTGGTATCGGGATTCCGAGGGGCACGATCAAGGAGAAGTTCACCAGCAAGCTCAAGGCTCGTATCGAATCCTTACTGGAGGAACTCCGCACCGGCTCCAAGTCGCACATCATCCAGACCCAGGATGTGGACATAGACATTTTGGGGCAGTCCTCGACCAGCCGTTACGACCCGCAGGCGTTCATCAACTACTGCGACGAGTCGATTGCGATGGCGGCCCTGGCGATGGCGCTGAAGCTCGGCACGACGCAGACCGGATCCAGGGCGCTGGGCGAGACGATGTTCCAGGTCTTTCTGCTGGCGCTGGAGGCAATCGCCAACCAGATCGCGTCTGCCACCGACGACCAGTTGATCGCGCCGCTGCTCGAGCTCAACTACGGCAACGCCGCTGAGATCGACGCCCACATGGTCTGGTCGGACCTCAAGCCCGACGATGTGAAAGCCCTGTCCTCTGCCCTGGCGATGCTGACGCCTTCCGGGCATATCACCAAGGACCCGGCGATTGAGGAGAAGCTCAGAAAGTTGCTGGGACTGCCGCCGATGCCTGAGGTGCAGGAGGAGCCCGAGCTTGAGCCGGAACCCGAGTCCACGCCTGAGCCCGAACCGAAGGAAGGCGAGGAGGAAACCGAGCTTACTACAGCCACAGAGCGCCGCCGCCTGGCCGAGATCTACCTGTGGCGGGACTTGAGGCCCGAGGAGAAATGTCTCGCCCTGAAGGAGATCGACGGCCGGCAGGACGATGCCGAGGACCAGCTGGTGGGATACATCGCCGAAGACAGAGACCTGTGGGCCAAGACGCTACGGACGCAGATCGAGGAAGCCTTGTCCGACGGCGACCCCTCCGACCTGAACCAGATCGGCATACCGGCTGCGGAGCGTCGGCGCAGCGCCAAGGACGTCATAGGCGTACAGCGCGATCTGCACAAGTTTGGACGCCGCATGGTCAAGGAGGAGTTGGGGCGCCAGGCCAAGGACGAGGCTCGGAGGGAACTCCGTGACGAGCCGCTCGAGGATGCCGAGCTCACCAAGCTGTTCCGTGTGCAGACAAACGCGATGCTTGACGGCCTTGCCGGCAGAGCGTCGTCTGTAGCACTTCAAAGGTCGATGGACCTCCTCCGGACCCGCGGTACCGACTTTACAGATGAAGACTTGGACGAGATCGAGGAGGGGATCCGGGCCGCATTCGACGCCGCGACGGCCAAAGCCAGCCGCCCGCTTGTCGGGACAGCCTTCAATGCCGGCCGCGACAAAGAAGCCCGGGCCCAGGGCGTTGAAAAGGCGATCTACTCAGCGATCCTCGATGACAACACGTGCGAGGCCTGTTTGCGGTTCGACGGCGAGGAATACACGGTGGGCACGCCTGAGTATTTGGCCGACAGCCCACCGAACAAGCAATGTGCCAGCACCGCCGGCGGCGAAAACGCCTGCCGCTGCCTGTGGGTCTACGTGATGGACACTGAGGAGGCGGCCCGGGGATGACAGAGCTGGCCCTTCTTGCCGTCGCCATGATCGTGATTGCCCTGTTGGCGGCCCTGGTTCTCGATATGGAGCAAAAGCACACTGTCCGACATCAAGGAAAGGTGAGGGATCTATGAGGCGAGTGGTCACAGCCCTGATGGCAGTCGGCATTTACTTTGGTTTTGCCGGTTCTGTTCACGGCAGCCAGTCCGTGGACCTCAGCGCGGGCGGCGGAGACAAGGCCCAACAGATCATGGCGAACGCCACCCACCTCGAGCAGGGCGACGGGTTCACGCTGGAGATGACCACGCGCCTGGCGAAGACCGAGGGCAAGCCGAAGCTCTGGCACGCCGGAGCCGGAGCACAGATCCAGCTTGCAGGCCTCCTGCAGACAGACCTGGACGCCTACTGGCACGAGACGCATACCACCGCAGCCCTGGGGCTCGGCGTTGGGGCCGGCGGCCTATCAGTGACGGCAGGCGTGCGGACCGAGGCTGCAGACGGGCAGCAGCGCGACACCCTTGCCCGCTTGGCGGCCAGGTGCCGAGGCTCCTCAGGCGCCTGGACCTGGTCGCTACGAGTCGAAGCCCTTGGGACCCGGGACGAGCGCCGCCTGGAGTGGCGCAACGCCATTGACCGGAAGGTCGGCGGCGCCTACCTCGGCGCGCGGTTGGACCGCAGCCGACGCACCGACATATGGGGCCTGACGCTGGGGTTCAAACGGTAAGGAGGACCCGATGATCTGGACGAAGCTGGCGACATTCCTGCTCACGCTCCTCGGCATCGGCCTGAACTGGATTTACCAGACGTGGAAGATGGACCAGGCCGACCAGGAGCATGACCTGACCATTCGCGATGTGATCTGGCGCGGGCCCGCCCGGTGGAAGACTATCCTGAATGTGGCCTTCCTTGCGGCCGTTTCGTTCTTCTTCCCGCAGGAATACCTCGAGGCCGCAGTCGCCAGCGTCGGCGGCGGCGCCGAGCTTGGATGGGGCCTGCCCATCGTTTTCGGGATTCTGAGCGAGGGGATTATGGTGGCTTTGTTCAAGCGAGCCATCACGAAGAACGCCACCACCGAGTAGGCGCAGACATAACACCGGAGGAAGCACCTATGCCCACGACCACCGAACCCCGCAAGGCCACGTTTCTGATTCCGCTGACCACCGAGATCCGAATGCTCGCCGAGGGTGAGGAGAAGCGGAGCTCCGAGATTCAGATCGCCCTGACCGGGACGTGGGAGCACGCCTGGTATGGGGAGTTTTCCATCGAGGAGGAAGACCTCGACCAGATGGTCGCCAACTTCGAGGGTGGGGAAAGAGACGTCGTGGTCGACTACCAGCACGGCAGCACGGCGATGGATCCCGAGGCCGGGAAAGCCGCCGGCTGGGTGAAGTCCCTGGCGAAGAAGGAGAAGGGCACGCAACTGTGGGCCACGGTCGAGTGGACCGACAAGGCCGTCGAGTATATCGAAGCTGAGGAGTACAAATACATCTCGCCGGAGTTTGAGCAGAACGCGAAGGACAAGCTCGGCGAGAAGATAGGCACGGTGCTCTATGCCGTGGCGTTGACCAACCGCCCGTTCCTGGAGGGGATGGCGCCGGTGATGCTCAGCGAGAGCATCGAGGCGCCGGCGTTCTATCGCCTGACCGCCCCAGGATCCACCCCGGCCAAGAGGCCGAATACCGAAGGAGGAAACAGGATGGAAGATGCACGCATCCGGGAGATCCTCGGGCTGAACGAAGGCACCGAGATCACCGACGAGCACCGGGCCCAGGCACTGACAAAGCTCGACGAGCGGGTGCAGGAGCTGGAGACCGGGGCCGAAGCTGTCACCGAGGCCACGGGCACGGAAGACCTGCTTGCGGCTGCCACTGCCCTGACCGAGGGCAACCTGCCCGGCCGCATCGTGCTAGCCGAGCCCGACCACGCGGCCCTGATCGCGGCACAGGACGAGCTTAAAGTCCTGAAGGATGGGCAGAGGGGTACCGTGACGCTGACCGAGGCGCAGCACCAGGAGCTCAAGGAGGGCGCCGAGGCCGGGAAGCAGGCGAAGAAGGAGTTGGCCGAGAACAAGGCCGACACGGCAATCGCCCACGCCATCGACAAAGAGCACAGGATGCTCAACGACGAGGCAAAGGGGTTTGCGAGGAAAGCCCTGATCGCGGACTACGAGGAGGGGCTCAAGCTCCTGAAGTCCTACCCGGTGATGCCGAAGCAGATGCAGGAGGAGCTCGGCGACGACGGGAACGACGGCGCCGGCAGCGTCAAGGCCTTCATCGACGAGAAGACGGCCGGCGGAATGCAGCTGTCCGAGGCGATGGCCGCGGCGCGCAAGCAGTTCACGGCCGCCGAAATCGACGCGTACAAGTACCAGCCCGCAGCATAACAGAGGCCCGGCGCCACTCTGGCGGAGGCACGCCGGGCCCTGACACCCACGGACCCGCAACGAGCCGGGGCATCACCTACAAGATAGGGTGCTCCGCTTACAGCAAGCAACCACGAATCACGGAGGTATACCGCAATGGCTTCTGACAACCCTGTCTTCATCAACGGCAAAACCGCCGCCGGAGACATCAGCAGCTACCAGTACTACCTGGTCAAGAGGGGCACCGGCAACGACATCGCCGTCTGCTCGGGGGCAACAGACATCCCCATCGGCGTACTGTACGACAAGCCCGATGCCGACGGTGAGCCGGCCCAGGTCGCCGCGCTCGCAGTGGGGCACAAGATCAAGGTCAAGGTCGGCGCCGCCGGCGTAACCGCCACCTGGGTGGGCACGGACGCCTCGGGCCTCCTGGTGGACAAGGACACGGACAAACAGTACGCGATCGGCGTATGCACGCAGTCCTGGGACTCCGGAGACATCGCCATCGTGGAGCCGGCGCCCGGATTCTTGGCGGTCTAGCATCTGAGCATTGTCGACGGCCCTGATTGAGCCATCCCAAGCCCCGGGGCCATCCCAAACCCGCACGACAGAAGGAGAAGCAACATGCCCGCACCTCAGAACGTGGCCCTCAACTTCCCGCTGACCACCTTCGCGGTCGGTTACAGGCCCGGACAGTTCATCGCGGACCAGGTGCTGCCTGCGATCCCCGTGAACGACAAGGCCGGCACCTACTATGTGTTCGGCAAAGACAACCTCAACAACGAGATGGACGGCCCCAGGGCGCCGAAGGATCCGGCGGTCGAGGTCGACTACAGCCTCAGCTCCGCGACGTATGACATTGAGCGGTACGACTTCGCGGAGCTCCTGCCCGACAGCGAGAAGCGCAACTTCGCGATGGGCGAGGACGCCGCCGAGGAGGCCGTGGTGCAGAACATCATGGACCGCCTCCTGCTGGCCAAGGAGGCCCGGGCGGCGGCCCTGCTGTTCAGCACCTCGAACATCACGAACAACACGACCCTGAGCGGCACGGACCAGTGGTCGGACTACAACAACAGCGACCCGCTCTCCAACATCGAGACCGGCCTGGGCACGACCGAAGACGCCACCGCCAAGCCCACCAACGAGCTCAGCGTCACGATGGGCAATGCGGTATGGCGCAAACTGAAGCACCACCCGAACATCGTGGCCCGGTATCAGTACACCTCGGGCGGCGGCGTGACGCTGGCGCAGTTTGCCGAGCTGATCGGCATCAAGCCCGAGAACCTGCACATCGGCATGGCCAAGTACAACACAGCCGATGAGGGTCAGACTGCGGTTCTCGGAAACGTGTGGGGCAAGGGCTTCCTGGTCCACTACACCGAACCCGTGCCGCGAGGCCTGCGGACCCTGACGCTGGGTGCGACCATCACCTTTGCTGGGGAGAATGGCACCTCGGTGCGGTCGTGGCGTAGCAACAACCCTGCCGGCGACTGGCACGCCGCCGAAATGAACTACGTGCAGAAGGTCGTCGCCGCCGACGCCGGGTATTACATCGACGCCGCCGTGGCGTAACCCAAAACCCCAGGCCTTTTGACCCTCTGAAGGAGGAAGCACCATGAAAAGGAAATGGCTGGCGGGCGCGGGTATTTTGCTCGTCTGCATCCTGGTGGTCGCGCCGCTGCTGGCAAGTCGCAGCGTGCCCATCACGCAGGTATTCCGGAATCCGCTGCTCCGGAGCCACCTCTGGCTCGCGGACGGGGCAAGCATTGAGCCAGTAACCGCCGACAGCGGCGCGATCGGATCGCCAACATACCCGATAGGCACTGTCTACGTTCTGGCCGACCGGCCCGAACGCAGACACTTCGGGAAGTATGACTCAACAGGAGGCGACGAATCGGCCGACGGCCAGGTGCGCCTGTCCGTTCACAACATCAGCGGATCGGGCATCGCGGCCGGAGACTTCTGTGTGTGGGACAACGGATCCACCATAGGAGTCGTGGGGGCCGCGTGCAAGAAAAGCGCAGCGCTGACCATTACGGAGAACTGCTCCACAGAAACCGTGAACGGCGGGAAGATCAGCCTTGTGCTCTCCGTGAGCGGAACAGCGGGCAACTACGACACCGTGACCGTTGTGGGCCTGGACGCCTACGCTGCTGCGCAGACGGTGGCCGTGTCACTTACGGCCGGCGCAGGGTCGTCCACGCTGGTACGAACCAACACGCTCAATACTTCATCTTCGTCAACCCTCTATTGGTCGAAGATCACAAGCATCAGCGCAACGGCCACAGCCGTATCCGGCGCCGAATACGTGACAGCTACCGGCTACGGGTTCGCGACGGTCAAGGCCAGCGACGGAGCCAATACCGACTTCGCCGGGGTAGCGGTCGAAACCATCGCGGATAACGATATCGGCGACATCTGCGTTTACGGGCCTGTAAGGGGGACCGTGGACGCCAACTCGACCACCGCCACTCCGGGCGCGATGCTTGAACTTGCGAGCGGCGGCGACGCCGTTGTTGACGCTGCTGCGACTACGGGCAAGAACGTTGGCCGCGCCCTTGAGTGGTCGAATCTCGCAAACTACGCGATCAAGGTGTTTATCGACTCCTTTTAACCCTGCCGCCTGTTTTGTTTCCCAGCAGCCTGGCGGCAGGCTGCACACCCTCACCAGAAAGGACAGCCAGCAATGCCAGCCAAGATCGTCTACATGGTCGGCACACAGATCCAGCGTAATGGCGCGGTCTATGAGCCGGGTGACGAGTTTGATACGGGCGACATGGGCAAGGAGGAGCTCGATCGCCTGATCGCCCAGGGCACGGTGATCGAAGTGCCGACGCCCAAGCCGCGAGAGAAGCCGGCGGAGAAGGCCGAGCCCAAGGCGGAGTCGAAGGCCACAGGAGGGAAGTAGGCCATGCCCTGTAAACTGCTCGAAGCAAGCGGTGCCGTTGCTGCCTTTCCCATAGTTGTGGATTCCATCGGGTGCGAGGCCGGATCCGACGCGATGACCGTTGCCCTGGCAAACAAAGCCACGGCCGGCGGCACTGAGGTTGTGGGATATGGCGTGAAGACCGCCGGTGAATACGGCGCCTTCCCGCTGGGCCCCGGCGTGGCGTTCGATACGGCCTGCTACGCGACCTTGACCGGCACAAGCCCAAAGGTGTGGATCGTCTACCACCGGCCGCCGGGCCAGAACTGGACTTAAAGGAGCGCGGACGTGGCAATCGATCTAGGTACCGATGGATACTGCGAGGCCTCCGACGTTCAGGCGCTGCACCAGCAGCGCACGTTCTCGGCGTCCACAAAGCCCACCACCACGCAGGTGGAGAACTTCATCACCAAGGGCTTCCACCGCATCAACGGTGTACTGGACGCCATCGGCTACACCATACCCGTGGATGTGGACACCTATACGCAATCTGCGGACATCTTGAAGGAAATCAACGTCAACTATGCCCTGTTCCGGGTAGAGCTCGCGGCCTACAGCGCTGGGGTCGGGGGCTTCCCGGAGGGGGCGAAGGAATACCGCGAGGAGTTCAACACGGCGCTGAAGGACCTGCAGGAAGGCAGGATGAAGCTGCCAGACGCGCCGGTGGCCACCGACTTCCTGGCGGCGCAGAACGAACGCGAGCCGAGCGGCGAGTTTAACCTGGACGACACCGGAACCGAGCGGGATCCGGTATTCACCCGCACCAGCGAGTGGTAGTCTGATGCCGATGTTCACCAACATGAAGACCGGTCCCAGCGGGGGGATGTTCAACATCACCTGGTCCATTGCCGGCCAGGAGCAATTGAACAGGACGCTCGGCCAGATGGTGGAGAAGTCCACGAGCTTCCGCGAGCTGTGGCTGTCGCAGGAGTTCAAGGACATCCTTTATGGCGCAGAGAAGCAACAGTTTGCCACCGAGGGCAGCCACGGTTCCGGCGGCTGGGCACCATTGTCTCCGGAGTATGCGGCTCAGAAGGCGAAGACGCACCCGGGCAAGCCCATCCTGCAGCGAGAAGGGCATCTGTGGCGCAGCCTCACAGATCCCAACGCCGATGGGGCTGTATATGCCGCTTCAAACAAGACCCTGACCTGGGGCACGCAGGTGCCTTACGCCATCTTCCACCAAACCGGAACAGCAAACATGCCGGATCGCCCGCCGATAGAGTTCACCGAAGCTGAGCGGCGCGAGATCGTCAAGGCGCTGCAGAAGCACATCTTCACCATACAGGGCACGCCGATCCGGAGGCACCACTAAATGGGCGTTTCCTACGACCCGGGTCCTGTGGTTGAGGCCATTATCGACAAGCTGCAAGCCGGCATGGCGGCGAAGCTGAACACCCTCGACACCGAATACGACGACTTCGTCCTCGACGACATCAACAAGTGGTACCGGGCCCGCATGGGACAGTATGACGCCTACCCCTGCCAGGTCGTGACGCCGTTTGGGCAAGGTCGGATTGCAGACCAGGAGGCCGGGTTCGGGACCTGGGCGCACCCGCTGGTCGTTGTGACCCTCGACGTTGCCAGCATAGAGACCGCGACAGTCGGAGGCGACGCCCTGAGCCCGATCGAGGTGATGCAGACGCGCCTGGGACGGTACGTCAGGGCGACGGTGGAGATCCTCGACACAAACAGATCTTTGACGATTGCCAACAGCAAGGCCGGCGGCGCCATTCTCGAAATCGGCGCACCGAACTACCTGGACTTTGAGTACAACACCGGTGACCCATCGATCCTGCGCCGCCAGGTGGCTATACCGATCGACGTGGGCGTGCAGTAAAGGAGACCAACAATGGCCCAACCTGATACCGTCGGCAGCCGCGCGAACGCTGAATGGGGGTTCAAGCCCTCTGATTCCAGCGTGGTCACCTACGGCGGCACAAACATCGGGTACCTGCGGGGCGACATCGATACCAGCCTGCCCCGGGACTACGCCTACATGCAGCTGGACCAAGATATTTTGGACATCGACGCAGTTTGCATAAAGAAGGACTGGACGGTGAGCCTGGCTGCAGACGAGGCTTTGCTTGTCAATCTGGCGTTTGCCTGGGACAACGCGGCTCCCGCCGCTGGACCGCCCGCCGTGCTCACGGTGAATGCGACCATGAGCACCACGGCAGCATTGCTGGTGAACACGAAGCCGCCGAACAGCGACAGCAACGATACCCGTGTTATGAGCCTGCCCACGGCCCTGTCCGTTGGAGACGGCGCCTACTCGATCCCGAACGCCAGGAGCGGAGCGATTCAGAGCGTGGCCATGCAGTTCAAGGCCATCGCCTCGGCCTCCGCTGGTCTTTTGGGAACTGTCACTGACACCTACAACGCCTAATCCGAGGAGCACAATATGGCCGCCGGAGCAGCGGGAAGCAGAGGAAACGCCGAGTGGGGGTTCACGCCCTCGGATACAAGTCGTGTCACGGTTGCGACCGTGAACGTGGGATTCCTGAAGGGCGACATCGACATGAGTCTCCCGAGGGACTACGCATACATGCAGCTCGATCAAGATATCCTCGACATTGATGCCGTCTGTATCAAAAAGGACTGGCTGGTCAGTTTCGGCATGGACGAGGTGCTGCAGGTCAACCTGCAGAATGCCTGGGACAACGACGCCCCGGCCGCCGGCGTCCTGACGGTCGATGATGACATGCGCGGGGCTGTTGCACTGGCCGTGAATACTGTGCCACCGAACCAGGACGGCAGCGACACTCGAGCCATTGCCATCACCTACGCCCTGAGTATTGGAGACGGCGCCTATGCCATCCCGAACGCACGCAGTGGGGCCATACAGAGCACCGGCGCGCAGTTCAAGGCGATTGCGGCGGCAGCGACGGCCCTCCTGGGCACGATCACCGACACCTACGCGTAGGAGACCGTATGGATCCCATCTTCCTGACGAACGGGACTGTGCCGCGCGGCCTGGATGTGCGCGCGCGAAAGAATCCCGACACCGGGGAGGTCCAGATCGCTATCGGTGGAGCGCACCGGCTCTCACTCTCCGACTTTGTGGCCGCTGTCCGCTACGTCTACGGTTTGGACCTCCCCATTGAGGCTGACGATGATCCAAGACAGGCCCATATCCACGATCTCGCCGCTGCTGGCAAGCCACGCACGAGCCGTAAGAACCGAACCGGAGCGCGAGGCGCCGGAAGCTCTGAGGGCTGAGCGCGTCTACTTCCAGCTGTGTGCACTGGCGGCACGTGAGGCCATCCGCTACGGCGTTATGGAGCGTGGGTCTACGGTCCTGGATGTCAACGGTCGCAGCCCCCGCACGGGCCTGTACAAAGCCCTGCGTGGCGTGGTCGCATGGGAGGGCCAGTATATCGGGATCGGGCCGCACATCCCGCCCAAGGCGGCCCAGGCGTGGAACAACGCCCACCTGAAAAACCCCAACAAACACCGGGCCAGGCTCCGGCCTATGGCCCTGGAGTTCAGCCGTGAGCAAGTCTTGGCCGGCAAGGCTCTGCCCTTCCCACCGACGTCTGCACACCCATTCAAGATGATCGCAGTCGCGTTCTGCGTCGACGCCCTCGAGGGAATCCGGGAGAAAGACAACCTGGTCTCTGACCTGAAAGGCGTGGCTACACAGATCGTGGTTGCCGGGGGAGCCTCCGAGTCTGATCTGATCCGCTGGGAGTTCCAGACGCTGGGAGGCCTGGAAGTCAACGGCAAGCCGACAGCCTGGGGCGTGTGGATGGATGAAAGAGCTTTGAGGCGATGGCAGCGCAAGAACAGGATCCCCGAGACCGTTATGGGGATGTTCGACGCCAAGGCGGGATACAAGGCTGTACTGCCTCACAGACTGGGGGTCTGCCAGAAGTGCGGCGAGCCCGACCCGAGCGGGCAGTCGCATTTCGGATGTGTGAAGTGCGGCGCAGAGAACCAGGTCCGCAACCTGAAGTATCGGAGGAGCGCTGTATGACCGAAGCCGCTACCACGTTGGACCCTGAAGTGGATGATGAGCTATGGCTGGTGCCCGAGGACAAGGCGGCAGATAGCGGCCCCAAGGACTTCCTGCACCACAAGGAGCGGGCCATCCTCTACGGCAAGCCCCATGCCGAGTTCACCCTTCCCACGGGCAAGGTCGTCAAGATCTACAGCAAGAGTGAGGGGGCCCTCGAGCGCGTTGACACTGCGTTTAGGGAGTGGTTCGACCTCAAGGTCGCAGATGAGGGGGAGAAGCGCAGGAAGTGGCGCCATTGGGGCTTGAGGCGTAGGCGAGTGGAGCAAAGACTGACGGCGATACACCAGGCCAAGTTCCGGCTGTTTGCCCTGATCTTCGAGGATCTGTACGACGAAGCAAAACACCAGGAGCTCACGGCCGAGGACTTCCTGTCCATGCCCCAGGCGCTGGAGGCCGATATCTGGACCGCCTACAGGGAAGCGCAAAACGCCTCAGACCTCATTGAGGCGATGTTCCCAGACGTTGACGACAGTAAAAAAAAAGCCATCCGGCAGGCGCTAGCGCCGACTGGCACGTCGATATGATCGAGATGGGATACGACCCGACCGACCCCAATGTCCGCGAGGGGGTTGCCCACGCGAAGCTGGTGCTCCTGGGAGCCGCGAAAGCCAGGCACCGCAGTTTTAGCCTGTTCGGATAAGAGATTATGGCCTCGATACGCGAGCAGCTGCTCCTGAAGTTGGGCATAGAGGGCTCGGACGAGTTCGGGCGCAAGCTGAAGGGCGCCAAGAACGACGCCGAGAAGTCCACGAAGGGCATCGGCAATAGCTTTAAGGACATGGCGAAGGCTGTGGCCGCGACAGGGGCCGCGATCGGCGCAGCCCTCACGGCTGCCGGCGTAGTGGTGTTGAAGCTCGCCAGCCAGGTCGCACAGCTCGGTGACTCCTGGGACAAGATGTCAAAGCGCACAGGACTTGCGGCTGAGATCCTGAGCGCCTTGTCATTTGCTGCGGACAGGTCCGGGACCTCGATACAGTCCCTGGAAATTGGCTTTCGGCGTCTGGCCGCCAACATGCAGGACGCGGCAAAAGGTACCGGGATTGCCAAGGAGAGCTTTGACAAGCTGGGCATCACGGTCACGGACTCTGAGGGCAGACTCAAGTCCCAGGACGCCCTGCTCTACGAGCTCGCTGACTCTCTGGGCCAGTGGAGCAACTCCGCAGAGCAGGCGGCGATGGCTCAGGACATATTCGGGCGCAGCGGCGTTGAAATGCTGCCGATGCTGGCCGAGGGGTCCAAGGGCATCAAGGAGTTGATGGGCCGCGCCGAGGACCTGGGCGAAGTGTTCAGCGGTAAGCTGGCAAAAGACTCAGCCGACTACCAGGACGCCATGCGCGACATGGAGGGCAGTGTCCAGGGCCTGAAGAACGCCATCGCCACCGAGCTGATTCCGGCACTTACGCACCTGACCAATGACGTAGTAACGCCGCTGGTCAACAAGCTGCGCGAGTGGGTGGAGCTCTACAATACCGTGCTCAACAGCTCGGGAGGATTCAAGGGCGCAGGTGGTCAAGGCGTTGCCGAGACCGCCTTCATCATGAACAGGCTTAGGGATGCCGGAATCCTTTCCGGGCGCGGGCGTGGCCAGGGCCAGGGCCTCGAGTATGGCGGGTTCAGGCTGCCCAACAACTACGTGATGCCAAAGCCACAGATCCAGCACACGTTTGCTGGAGGCGTGACCCCAGCCGTACGCGAGATGCAGGAGACCGTGACCAGGGCTGTGAGGGGTGAGGACGGCGGTATTATCGGCTTTGAGCAGGCCCTCCCGAAGCTGAAGGAGCAGCTGACGGAAGTTGCCGAGGTCGCTGGGCCGGCGTTTGAGAAAATCCCGATGGATATGGGCGATGGGTTCGGCAACGCCCTGCAGCGCGTAGAGGCCCAGATGCAGGCGCTGGGTCTGAAGGGTCAGGGGATCTTCGGCGGAATTGCGAACGTCAGGGCTGGCTTCGGCAGCCTCTCTGGCGCGGCCTACCTGCAGCTTCCCAAAGGCCTCACGGCCGCACTCGGCAACGTGGCTGGCCTGGGCCAGGCGTTCGTCGGCGGCATATCGGTTCTGAAGGGCCTGGGGTCGCTGTTCGCGTCGAAGGACGCCGAAGAGCTCGCCCGTGAGCGGGAGTTGGCCATGCTCACGTCCGAGGAGCAGATACCGGTAGAGGCCCGGAATGCCCTGGAGGATGCACGCACGCGCCTGGCGAACCTTCGGACCGTGAAGAACGCGCCAGGGATGAGCTTGCAGCTTGGGATCGACCCGACCAACATAGACGCCCAGATCGCGGCACAGGAGGCCAGGATCCGCAGTATGCAAGGCAGCGGCTCTATCGAAACCGGCGAGCGGTTCTATTCCAGCGTAGCAACAACCATGACCGATGCGACAGGCACCAACATGCTCGCAGGCATCAACTCGATGCTCGCCGAGCTGCAGAACGGCCACCTGAAGACAATTGCCGCCAACACCGGAGAGCTCGTCAGGCTCGGCGGCGGCGGTGCCAGGACCTCATCCACGAACAGGTCAGCGGGGATATAGGGGAAGAAAAGAATGCAGGGGCGCGAGATACAGGTTCTCAACTCCTCAAAGATCAAGGTCGGCGTGCTGTGGAACCCGTACGCCGAGACCACGATCTCGTCGTGCGTGGTAACCGACAAGGTCGAGGGTGAGGACGAGCTGACCCTGGTCACGCCTGACTTCACGTATGAGGACAACCTCTGCGCCGAGACGGCATTCATTCGCTTGGTGAACCTGCACAGCCCCACCGACATCCGCACCTACAACATCATCGACTGGGACCTCATCAGGCAGGGTGACCAGAAGGCCATCCAGGTCAAGGCCGAGCGCATCTGGTGCCACCTGCGGGACCGGTATATCTACCCGTACGACAAAGAGTACGCGAACATCCAGCTCGGCACGCTCCTCTCCGCCATCCTTGACGGCGCAGGAGCGAATACCGAGTTCCAGATCGGGACTGTCGCCTCAGACACCGCGATAGTAGACCTGTTCGCGATTAACTGGAACACGCCCCTTTACTGCTTCCGGAAGCTGTGCGCGAAGATGGGCCGGGAGATGACGCTGGACGAGTCCACGTCGCCGCTGACGCTGGACTTCCCGGTCACGATGGGCGACAGCTCTGCGAGCGCCAGACTGAGATACGGCACCAACCTCCAGGGCATCCGCAAGGTTGTGGACAAGTCAAACATGGCCACGCGGGTATATGGGATCGGCGGCGGTAAGCCCGCCATGCAGCTGTCGGCTTCAAGTCTTGCCGGGGGGCTGGCCTACGTACAAGACGCCACGGAGCACGCCAAATACAACCGCTCCGCGGTCTACCAGAACCCGGACCTGGAGGATTGGGAGAACCTGATCGGCACTTCTCCCGACTTCTCCGGGACCTACACCGCAGGCCTTTGTGCCGGATGGGCGAAGATCGGCACTCCGACCGTCACGGAGAATACGGACGCCGACTACTACGAGTATGGCACAAAGAGCCAGAAGGTGGTGGCGGCCGACGGTGAGGGAGTGAGCCAGGGCGCAACCGTGACGGCAAACTCGCGCGTGGTGTTCTGGGTCAACCTCTACATCGAGGCGATCGATGCCGGGGCCGTCATAAAGATCGAACTGACGGACGGGACTGTCTCCAGGTATGCCGGGGATGGCGAAAGCACAACGGGCGGGTTCCTGGCGATCAGCAGGACGGGCTCGGAGTTCACGGCGACATCCACGACGCTCAAGATCTACGCCAGCGGTGGCGGGGCGACGTTCTATGCCGACGCCGCCCTGGTGGCGATGGGCGATGAGTTCAAGCACTTCATCGTCGGCGATGAGGCCGACGTTCTGTACAACGAGGCCGACGCCGAACTGACCGCACGGAAGGCGCCGGAGACAACCTATTTCGTGGACGCCCTGGACCTGTTCGAGGTGGACCCGGACACTTATGCCGACTACGAGATCAGCCTCGGCGACACCATCCCGGTTGAAGACTACGAGCTGGGTATTACGGTATCACAGCGCGTGAAGGAGCGGACCTGGTCTGTGATCAACGGCCAGGATGTTGCCTACCAGGTGGGGAACGTCGTGAAGTCTCTGGCAGACAAGGACACGGAAAGAGACCTGGAGCTACTGAACGGAAAAAACAGGACCGCGCGCGGACAGGGCCAGAACGAGAGAGCCACGCAGGCAATCGTAGACGATCGCCCGACAAGCACGATGTCAGTGCGGTTTTCTGGATCCTTCACCAGCGCAACCTACAACAGTATGAACTTCGGCGTCGGCGTCCTGTCCATCGGCACAGAGTTTCAGTATGCCATTGCTTCTGGGAGCTTCACGGGCCTCACTGCCAGCTCTGACTATTGGGTCTACTTTGATATGTCGGCGCCGGGGTCGGGCCTGCAGATCACCAACAGCTTTGCCGCCACGATTGGCACGCGCAAGGTTGTGCTGGCATACGTGCTTACGGGTGGCGTAAGTGACGCCGGTCTGGAGATTGTAAGGCAGGATGGGTCACTGCAGGTATCGGGCTCGCGCATCGTCACCGGGACTTTGGAGACCGACAAGTGCATCGTCAACGCCCCAGGCACCATCCCGGTGACCATTGACAGCACCGGGATATACTCGGGGCCGTCGTATGGGCACGCTACCAGCACATTCGGTGTACAGGTGTCTGACGGTGCGGCATATTTCGCGGGCACGCTGACCGTTGGGGCGACCATAGCAGCGCCTATAAACACGGCCAATATTCTGGGCACGGCCACGGGAGCCTCCAGGGTGGTGCTTGGCAACGACGGCATCAGGGCCTACGACTCAGGGTCTACGCAAAGGGTTCTCATCAACACGGACGGCTCGGGCTGGTTCGGGGCCTCTGGCGCGTTCTCCTGGTCTGCGGCTGGGGCGGTCACCATCGGCGGAACAGTGACCATCGGCAGCACGGCCGCCAGCACCGTTGAGGCCGAAGCCGCTGCTGCAGGCCTCGGCCTCAATGTCAGCGGACAGGTTACAAAGCTGGTCGACTCGTCACAAATCACAGAGACGCAGTCTGGCGCATCTAGGGTTGTTCTTGGCAACGACGGCATCCGCTGCTACAACGCCGCCTCTACGCAGCGTGTGATGATCAACACTGACGGTACCGGGTGGCTGGGATCTGCCGCCAACGGTATATCCTGGGACGCCTCCGGGAACATGGCGGTGGGATCGTCCGTGACAGTGGGCGGCACAGCCACGATAGGCAGCACAGCGGCCAGCACTGTTGAGGGCGGTGCTAACGCGGCAGCGACGGGCCTCAATGTCAGTGGCCAGGTTACAAAACTGGTCGACTCGTCACAAATCACAGAGACGCAGTCTGGCGCATCTAGGGTTGTTCTTGGCAACGACGGCATCCGCTGCTACAACGCCGCCTCTACGCAGCGTGTGATGATCAACACTGACGGTACCGGGTGGCTGGGATCTGCCGCCAACGGTATATCCTGGGACGCCTCCGGGAACATGGCGGTGGGATCGTCCGTGACAGTGGGCGGCACAGCCACGATAGGCAGCACAGCGGCCAGCACTGTTGAGGGCGGTGCTAACGCGGCAGCGACGGGCCTCAATGTCAGTGGCCAGGTTACAAAACTCATCGACACCTCGCAGATCACAGACACCACTACCGGCAATAGTCGGGTGGTAATCAGCTCTGCCGGGGTTGCAGGGTTCAACGCAGCAGGCACCGGCACATTTGCCATCGCCACAGACGGCAGTGGACGCCTGGGGGCAGCTGCCGGGAGTCCGATTACGTGGACCACGGCGGGTGTCTTGAGCGTGCCTGGCGGCATCGTGACGAGCGGGATTGATGCGGGGAACGTCACCACGGGCACCCTGACCGTGGGGCCGGATGCAAACGACAAGATTGTGATCGATTTTGCGTCAGGGTCCTACGAGCACTATCGCGCCGGCAGTAAGATCCTGGACCTTGGAGACTTGGCAGCGGTGGGCTCTGCCACGCCAGTGCAGGCCTACGGCCTGGCTGTAATAAATGGAGGGCTGTACCTGGATGCTTCTGGCATAGGCCAGTACAGCGGCGGCAGTCGTGCGACCTGGCGGTTGCTAGATGCCAATCACGGCGGATCAGCGTCCACAGCGGTAGATGGTGACGAGATTGCGCTCTATATCAACTCCAATGATCTGGTGCGCGGGTCTATCTCGTCTGTGACCAATGTCTATGCGTCCGGAGGGTCTTCTGAGGGAGTCAGCTACTATGGCCAGGCCGCAACAAACTCTGGGGCGACGGTCGCCTTCCAGGCCAATGATGTCAACGCCCTCGGAGGCTCCGCACGAGCTTCTGGGTTCTACGCGAAGACGATCAACAATAGCGGGACAGGTAGGGCTGCAGGATTCGAGGTGGGAGCTGTTGACGCCGATGGTGGCGGGGATTCCGTGGGCGTCTATATCGGGAACTCGATCACCGTGTCCGGCGGCGGGACAGGATATGCGATCTACAGCGCAGCAACAGAGGCGAGCTACTTCGAGGGAGACGTCCAATGCAATGAGGACTTCTACATCCTGCAGGCCAGTGATGGGTTGTCTGTCATTCCGGATACGGGGGCGGGAGCAGCGACGGCAGACGATGTAACCAAGAAGCGACTCAGGATCACAAAGCGAGGCTCGGTACCCACATCGGCTTACATAGCCTTTGGGAACAATCCGGGGACCGACACCTTCTACCTGATTCTTGAGGACGTCTAGCGGATCACCTGAGGAGCTTTCCCAAAGTGACTTGCGAACAACAGGAAATCGTTGAAGTCGATGCGCTGGTTCAGGGCAAGGTCGAATCGTTGGCTGTAGGCTCGGCCGGCAGAGTCTTCCTGAAATGCGATTGCAAACAAAAGGAAGTCCTTGAAATCGACCATGCCGCTCTTGTCGAAGTCCGCAGTAACGGGCTCGGCCGGCGGGGGCAGGTTGCCGATTCTCAGCACTACACGGATAGGGGCACCCGCGCCACCTGTGATGTCGGCAGAGTCGGCCGGGGCGCTCCAGTAAGCACGATAGAAGGAAGTGTCCAGGCTATCCTCAAAGGCTTCGGCGGTCTCAAACCGGAATGTGCCAAGAAGGCCACTTCCAAAGTCCTGGCGCTCCCCAAGCGACGCGAGGCCGATCTGAATTACCCCGCTATCAAACACGATGCCCTGAGCTGTGGTTGGAAGATCGGGACCAGCCAGAAACGAACCCGGCAGGTAGTCGATAGGTACGAATGGCAAGGGGGCTGTGGTCGCCACTTTGGGCTGAAAATGGAGGTCCTGGACGGTCATATAATATCCGGTCACTGTCGGCCAGTTCACGGCCCACAGTTCAACAGAAACGGTGTCGCCGACGTTTACCGAGATCCGGAGCGTGTCCTCACCAGGAACTTGGACGGTGTCGCCAGCAGCTTCCCGTCTCAAGGTATACGCAAGGGCCGTGTCCCCACTGGCCACCACCATCACGCCCGGCAGGCCCTTGGCGGCAGCAGGCGCGGCGAGAAGCACGAGCAAGGAGCAGAGTAGAGCTTTCACAGCACATCCTCCTGTCACAGTTTTGAGGTTAGCGGACAGTGAAATATAGCGCAGGTCAACCACGTAAGTCAAGGGAAGGGGTTAGAATGCCAGGCATCAGCGAACAGTCTGTAAAGGAACGGCTGGAAACCCTGAAGGCAGAGCTGCAGACCAAGAATATGAACCTCCAGGGCGTGCACCAGCAGCTCCAGAAGCTCGAAGGACAGCGGCAGCAGCTCGTGAATGAAACATACGGGCTGCAGGCAAAGATCGAGGCGCTCGAAGAATTGCTCAAGCCAGAAGGATCCAACGGGACGAAATAGCCCATGCCTGATCCGACCACACCTTCTGTACTCAGCGGCGCGACCAGCGGCGGCAGCTTCGGCGGCACGGACTTTTACCAGTTTGGGCTGGCTCTCATGTCGACCACGGCTGCGGACATGCCGCCGATTCGGGCCTCGGTTGCTGACCGTGCCGGGGCGCACGGTTCCTACCGCTTCCGGGAGCACTATGCTCCCCGTCCGGTCATTGTTCAGGGGAGGATGACGGCACAGACGAACACCCTGCTTTACAGCAACTTCGATGCCCTCAAATCCTATCTGAACAGCTACCGCGACGAGGGGAGACCCGCACGGCTGAAGGTGGTGGATCCCAACCAGACGGACAGGCATTACCTGTGCTACTACGGGGGCTCGGCAACGATGGTGCCTGTCGGCCCGCGTAACAGCGGCAAGCGCATGGGCGACGTCACGATCAGCCTGATAGCGGATCCGCCATTCGGCCTGGCCACGTCTTTGAGTGAGGACAACTACGTGGCCAGCGCCGGGACATTCCGTGAGCTGACCACCGGGACCTTCACATCGGACCTGCGGCTGATCCTTAAAGGCGCTGCGACCAACCCAGAGCTTGTGGTCGGTGACTCCATATACATTTGCCCATTCAACCTTTCGACGAGTTTCACCAACGTGCTGAACGGCACCTCGTCAGCCGTTTTCTCGGGGACCGACGCCCAAGAGGCCGCGCTGTTCAGTCCTTCGTCTGCCGGCTTCGGGCATTGCTTCTACCTCAATGGCGCATATACGCTCAGCTCGGCCGTGATTGGCAACAAAGACGCCGGCAGCTGGTTCGTCGTTGTGGAGCCGCAGTTCGATTTCAATGCGACCGGAACGAAAGCGATCTTTGAGCACAGGTACGGCGCGAACGACTATGTGTGGTTTGGATATATGAATGCCGGGGGGGCGGCACAGACAGACCGGCGGTGGGTATTCATCGTGAAGGCTGGGGGCACCTCCTATACGCTGGTATCCTCGGAGCAGAACTTCGCATCGGGCGATGTGATCAAGGTCGGCCTGACCTACGGGTCGAGCGGCATGAAGATCTACATTGACGGAGACTTAGACACACAGAACAACAGCGCGACGGGCTTGGATGCCAACCCCACAGCCCTGACGATGCACAGTTCGGGCAACAACTTCTCCGGAGCCTCCAAGATCCACTACTTTGCCGGCTGGTCTTCACAGTTGTCAGCCACCGAGCACGACCTGATTGCCAACGACCCGGAGGAGCGGATCAAGAACAGGAACACGGTGTTAAAGAAGACCGTGACTCTCGGCGCCGGCGACTTCCTGGAGTTCAACGCCCAGGACAATGCATACTCGGGCAAAAAGATGGTTGTCTCTACGGGCGCCCTGACCACGGGCGTCTGGCCTGATGACGGGTACATCATCCCAAGACTTGCCCCGGATACTACCTCAATCTTCCACGTCACCGCGGTGGCGAACGTCTATTTACAGTGGCGCAACCGATACCTGTAAGGATCTGACTGATGGCTCTGAACCTCGGACCCTACAGCGACACGATCACGCACGAGAAAAGACCGTCCGATGTCAAGA